TATAGACGATTGGTTTGTCGAAAGATTAGAAGCTACAGATACTTTTTTTGAAATCAAAGTTCCTAGCCAAGAGGAAATTTGCAAAAAAGTTGGAGTGAATAGGAAAAGGCACATAGCATTAGTTAGTAAGAATGATGTTTTCATTTGTGAAAAGTCAACCAATCGTCCAGTGGCATACATGAAAAAGGCAACCAAAGTTGATGATTAGCCGGGATTCACGGATTAGTTTTATTTTCTTGCACTAATTCAAGAACCTTTGGCTTTTGGCCGATATATGTTTCATAACATTGAATGGCTTTTGTGCCATACAGAGTAAATGTATCTCCATATTTTAACGGTTTGTTCCAGTATGGAATAATAACTTGGACGCTTTTAAGTCCAAGTATTATATTTTCCATGCTGTTTGGCAATGTCTGACTTGCAAGTTCAACAGGATCAATTGGATTGACCCTGAATGTGTACTTGGGTTCTAACTTCATGTTTTTTGGTTTGCCCACGATTTCTCCTTTCAATATTTAAGTTAAAAAAATCAAATATTGATTTGACATGATCAATTTATGGAAATATTCTTAATATAAATCTGTCATCAAATGACGGATATTCGTTTAAGAATCGGAGGTCGATATGAGCGAGAAAAAGACTGATTCAGTAATTAAATTTTTTTCTGATGAAAATTCTTTCTCAAATCTAAAAATGAGGGTAGCTATACTTGGAAAGATGCCTGATTTTGTTTCTTTTCAAAAAGGCATTCAAAAAATTGAAAAGATCAAGATGGAAAAGATAAATCCTGAAATGATGCCTTGTTACAAATCTCCTCTTTTGACTAAGGAACAAGAGGTTCATTTATTCAGAAAGTTTAATTATCTCAAATATAAAGCCAATAGTCTTTATGGAATTGAAAAAGAATCCAAATTCTTTGATGTAAAGAAGAAATTAGCGGATCACATCTATAAAAAAGCCATCCAAACCAGAAACTTGATTGCTGAAAGTAATTTCAGGCTGGCTACTCAAATCATGAAACACAAGAAGGGCAATCAAGACTCCAACACAGAATCCGTATTGAGCGATGCTTACTGGGATGTACTCAAAGCGGTAGAATATTTCAACTGGACATTGGGACTCAGATTCAGCACTTATGCTACATGGGTAGTTAAGAAGAACTATTTTAGAGAAGCCAAGAACAAACAGACCAACTCGGAAAAGTTGACATTTCTTGATGATTCAAGAGCCGAAAATATTGAAGATCGAAATGGAATTAGTTCAGAAGAAAAAAATCAAGAAGCTAGGCAATATATGGTCAATAAGCTTATAAACTTATTGATTAAAGAAAATATAGGAACAGATAGGGCTAGGCAAGCTTATGTGCTTGAAAACTACTTTGGTGTCAACGGAAGAAAAAAGCTCACCCTTGAGCAGATTAGCGCACAGATTGGCGTAACAAAAGAAAGAGTGCGTCAATTGAAGGAAAAAGGATTGCAGTGGATAAGGCAAAAGGTAAACGATCTTAATCTTAACATGGAAGATGCTAGTTACTTTTGAAAAACAACATCCAAAAACTTGATGTTATAATTCTTTCTTATACGAAAGATTTGTGTTACTATGGAATAACACAAAGATGCATATCATCTTTGTTTAGAAATAATATAAATTTATCATTGAATGTTATAGTTGTAGAAACAAATAGTAATTTAGAAAATGAATATTTGTTTTATAACGGATGTAAGGTTGTTTTACCTTGCGAAGAATTTAATTACAATAAATTTATGAATATAGGACTTCAATATTGTAATTCAGAATTTGTTATGATGTGTAATAATGATTTGATATTTGGACACAATTCGGCAGAAAACCTTTTACAAACTATGATAAGCAATGACATGAAAAGCGCATGTCCTCTTGAGCCAAACTGGCATAAAACAAAACTGAGCGAAGTGGAATATCAGTCGCCAATTTTGGAAGGATATGAGGTTGAAAAACATATTGTTGGTTGGTGTATTTGCGCTGATAGAAAGATGTTGTGTGATAATCAAATTTTGGATGAAAAGTTTTCTTTTTGGTATCAAGATAATGATTATGCCAATACATTGAAGAAATTAAACATAAAGCACTTTCTTGTAAAATCCAGTCATGTCTATCATGAATTTAGCATTTCGCACAAACTACTAGGAAACAGAGCGCACGAATTAACACATGGCTTAAAAAGCGTTTACGAAGAAAAGTGGCAAGGCAACTATTGACAATTTATTTTGAAATGAGACAATGAGTTTCTAGTAGTTTTGTTGAATATGCAAGGAAGTAATATGTTACAAGATGGACTTTCTGCTTGTAAATCATGGAAGGGCAAAGCCCTTCTTGTTAACGATTTTTATCAGTCTAGGAGAATTGATAGTTCACTTGAGCCAATGTGGATTCATGGAGCATATGAAATTGTTAAAAATTATATTGATGATACTTTGCAAAAGGATCAAATTAAATTTTTCTATGATATCATTAGAAGTCATGAGTTGCCTGATGGATTTGAAGTCCCATCCATGCCCAATGTTCCAAGTAGCCCAATTAGGATTATGCACGAAGGCTGGAAGATAGGTAGTCCAACTTGGATATTTATGGGTCGTAACCAACCGGGAGCAGCAGTCCATGTTAATGGAGATTGGATCGCAGTAAAAAGAACAATTCCTGCCGAAATGTACAAATTTTTCGATCCTCAACTCCCAGATTCTATTTGGATGGCTTACAGCACTAAAAATCAAATGGCGAGTATGAATTCTTCTCAAGATGATGGTGGAATAGGTCCGGCCATGGATTTTGAAGACCTAGTTGAAGCAATTGAAAAGAAGATTGCACAGAAAGTTTGATTTTAGAAATCATTAAAATTAGGATTATTCTTATCAAAATGATAAGCCCCTTGTTGAAAAAAGGGGCTTATTTGAATTTTTACTTATATGTAAGATCAATCAAGGTTTGTAATAATACCATCTGTTGCGCCAACAATTGCCTTCAATGTTAATGCGTTTGTGGTGTCTTTGATAGCTCTAACAGATCCGTCACACATGACTGCATTAGCAACGCCACTGTGGAAACTAAAAGGTTCATCGTTAGGACCACAGTTGTTTACGCTCCAAGGACAGCTAGAAGGACCGCCAATTGGTGTTTGATTATTGTTAATTCTAGCCGTTTTATCAGAAGTGCTATTACTCGGACCAGACAAGCCGTTTCCGCTCGCATCGGGGTCAGCCCACGCATAAACACGACGAGCAGTTGTTAGGCTTAAATCACCAATTACGGGATGACCGGGAGCAGATACAGGTGAACTTCTTGCAGAACCAGCACCGAACATAGTCATTGTTGGATGCGCTCTACCAGCATCTTCAATTACAAGCAAAGTATTGCTTGTTCCATCTAAAATACTTGTAATAGTAGATCCTTGAGCAGTTAAAGGTCCATAATATTTTCCTTTATAGCTAGCAGAACCAGTTCCAGATACTCTTGAATTTGTGCCTTCATCAATATCGCTAACACAAGCAACCATATAGTCAATAACACCAAGATTTTCACCATTTGATCGAGCAGTAGATCCAAGTGGTGTAGAAGGACAAACAAATGTCTTTACTTGTGTTTGAGAGGCAGTCCAACCGCTAGGATAAGCTGGATCATCATAATCTCTTCCTTTTGCCAATGCGTGTAAAAGCGTTGTGTTGTATCCAGTCCAGTTTGTGTTCGTGTGATCAAACATTTTATATGTTGATTCTTGTTCGATGTAAGGAAGAATTTGCGTACACCAAGAATGAATCATATAAGTAGTAGTATTAGATCCAGTGCTATCAATTTGACCGGGATGAGGCAACTTGCTATATCCTGATTCAAATGCGTGAAATCCTAGACCAATTTGTTTCAAGTTGTTAGTGCAACTCATGCGATTAGCTGCTTCACGAACCTTTTGTACTGCTGGGACAAGAAGTCCGATAAGCACAGCAATGATGGCAATAACAACTAACAATTCAATCAATGTAAAACCCTTGCGCTTCATTTTCTATTTCTCCTCCCGCCATATAATGACGGATTTTTCCCAATAAAGTAACGATGATATAGTAGCCAATAAAAATATAGGATTAAAAGTGTTTTCGGAGAATAAAAATTGAAGATTTGATGAAGAAAATTTTTCCAAAATAACACTTTGTTTCAATTAAAATGTTTGCTAAAATTAAAATGAAAGAAAAATATTGTCGATGAGGTGTTTTCAAATGAAAGTGAAATTTTTCAAAAATATACTTCGCAATGGCGGTAAAGTTAGCTTTTTATTGCCAGAAAAAAAGTATTTTCCCGGTCATTTCCATGTGACTGAAGTCGCAAAAGTGACAAAAAATTGCATTGATTGCGGCGGAGAATCAAGGCAATTTAATTTTGTAACATTGCAGCTATGGCTTGGAGATGATTTTGATCATAGGATTAATTCCCAAACCATGAAAAATATCATGGAAAATATTGAATCTTGTTGTGATGAATGGGACATAAAAGTTGAACTAGACAGCGGAACAACTGGTTTATACGATATAGAGGAGGTTATCCTTTACTCAAACCAAATTAACAACTCTAATAAAACTGGTTACGACAACGAGAACATTACTTTTCAACTAGAAAGAACTTATACCAACTGTCTTGCTCCACAAAAGTGTGGCTTGAAAGACCAAAGAGAATGCAGCGATTCTTGCTTCTGAAAAGAATACTGCTAGGGAGTGAAAAATGCTTGATGCCATCATGCCAGTTGTGCAACCAGAAATTTGCTTTTCAATCGAAGATGAATGCAAAGATTTTTCAGACGCTGATACAGTTAAAAGACTTTATAAAAAAGTCAAAGATGAAAATCCAATTGTTGCCATGTGGATAAAGAATTGGGCAAAGCAAACCAAGGATCGAATTGGTTCTATGGCATGCGCTTTGATTACCTATCGTCTCATTCAAAGCCAAATTGAAGCAGACATCATGAATAGCAACTACTAAAATTCTTGGTTATCGATACATTTTTGATCTGTTTATACATATCTAAATGTGTCAATAACCAAGGAGCATGATGGAACAAGACTGCCGAACCTTGGGCGAAAAAGTGAGTGACGGAGTAGCCAAATTTGGCGGGTCTTGGTATTTTATCATAACTGGTTTTTTTGTTATTCTTTTTTGGGTTTTTTTCAACACAATACCTTTCTTTTACCATTATGATGGTTATCCTTTTATTTTACTCAATTTGTTACTTTCGCTTATAGCAGCTTTTCAAGCTCCATTCATTTTGATGGCGCAAAGAAGAGTTGAAGTCAAACAAGATGCCATTTACAGGGCCTTGTTTAGGGAAATAAAAGAACTAGTCGAAATTGATCTAAGTCTTGAAAATGAGGTATTGGAAACAAACAAGAAAATGGAGCAAGAAATACAAGTTTTGAAAGAAATGCTCAAGCAACAACAAAAAGAGAGCCAATGAAATACCGTTGCACATCTACTATAATTTTTGATTTTGAAACTGATTTGCCTTATGAGCAAGCAATCAACTTGGCCAAGAATTATCTCGATGAGATACCAATCAAAGAAGGCCTAGAAAACACCAGAACAGTTTTGCAACTCGATAAATTGAAATCAAAAGTAGAAAAAATTAAATTGGGCGAATTCAAACTTGATGAAGTATTTCCTTTTCTTACAGAAGAAAATTCTAAAAAACAATTCATAGTAGACGATAAAACTTATGATGTTAAGATGAATACTGACAGGTATCATCTTTTCAAAAACAATTTATCTTGTGTTTCCTGCGGACTAACCGGAACCAGACTTTTCCTTGAATGTCATCCAGCAGATATGAAACCTCATTTTAATCTATATGGGGAAGAGGACAGAAAATTGGTTCTCTTTACCAAAGATCATATTACCGCAAGGGCATTCGGAGGAGAAAACACATTAGAAAATTATCAAACCATGTGCAGCACATGCAATAGCTTGAAAGCTCACAGCAACTTATCGTTAGAATCAGTATCAAAACTGAGGAAAATTTACAACGATAATAGGAAAAAAATCACCAAGAAAAAATTGCATGTTCTGATTGAAGATGAAAGAAAAAAACTTGAATTACCTTGGCCTCATTTGATATATGAGCAAAAAAACATCATACCAAAAAATGGAATACAAGTTAATTGTGACTTGGCTATTATTGAAGAGGATGCAAATTTGATCTGCATTCCAGAAAAACAATTGCCAGAATCAATATTGTCAAGAGGTTATATAAAGGATCAGTCTTATCTGGAAGAAATTGTTGAAATAAACGGAATGATTATTTGTAAATTGACAGATGGAAGAATTGTTCGCTTGAATAAGAAATATATGAAATAATAAATAACTGGTCTAAATATCTGTGTAAAATAGAGGTGAGTTATGAAAATAGAAGATTGGGAGAAAGAACTAAAAAAACAAATTATGGATGAGCCACAGACCGTGACTCCAAATGTAAATAATAATCCAGTCAATAATGAACAACCCAATCTCAGTCAGCAGCCTAAAGTTAATGAAGACCCAAAATCTTTGCCACCACCAGTTCAGTTGGTCGTAAATAACCAACAACAAGATGGAAGTGGCACATGGATGTTCGTTCTGATGCTTATTGCCTTGGCTGCGGCAACTTTGTATGTTTATGATGACAAGACAGGAGGTAAACTTAAGTCGTCTATCACCTCTTCTTTTCACTCTAAAACAGAATCAAAGACGATAATTGAAAGATCAGATGCTGAAGTTGCAAAGTTGAAGGCCGAACTTGATAAATTTAGATCTGAAAACAAAGCATCTATTGATTCTATTCAGGCAAAACTCAATACCAATTCCACCAAGATTGGTTTGATGGGCATTCTTTTGAATGAAAATTTCACCATGATCATGCGTGGAGAAAATTTAAGTGACTTTATATTCTTTAATCGGGACTGGACTTTGGACAGAATGCCGAAGCATATTGAGATTACTGAAGATGACAGGGAATATCTGAAGAAAATGGTTAGGTCGGGTCAGTAACACTTAAATGTAGATCCTCCTTGGTAACTTGATGCTTTCATGACATCATTAATCGACATGGAAATGTAGTCAGAAGCAATTTCAGCCAAGTCTTTATCTTTTCTTAAATCATATATGATCTCAACTTGCATCGATGAGACATTTGCATCGTAATCCCATTTCCGAAAATATTGGTTGAGGTTCTGCCTTGACCATCCGCTCATTTGACCGCCAGCTTTACCCTCGTATGCAGTTATTCCACATTGATTAAGGGAATTAAGAAAATAATTTTTTTGCCATAAGTCGCATGAAAGGCTGTTTGGACTACCTGCTCCATATCCAACAACTACATCAAGGCGAGGATCTTTAGATATTTTTCTGTGACGATTACTCATGCCGTGAATATAAAAAATATAGGCAATTTGGTGGCGTGTCAGAATCCTGTTCTTAAACCTAATGATCGGATCAAGGAATTCTTCTCTAACAACATCTTCCTTGCAATGATAAACATTGTTGCAATCAGCTTTATCTTTCATGAAATCAACGGATTCTGCTCTTTCCCATCCACGATTGATTACAGCATAACAATCAATATTTTTAGCAATGTGTTCCACTATCAAATCCGTATTTTCATCGTCCTGCCCGTAGCCGTGTGGGGCCACTAAGATGACGGGATTGAGCCCTTCAATAATGCTCACTCTTTCCATACTGTTATTATAGATGAGATTTTTTAGATTACTGCAAATATTCAAGAACTAATTTTTTTCTTCAAACGATAAATAGTTTCTGTGTTCTATTTGTTCCCTTTTAAGGAGATTGATGATTACTGATAAATTATTGTTGGACTTATCATCCAAAAACCCAGATGTCGTTAAAAATTATCTAGAGGCAATTCTTGCAGTTAAATACATACTGAATAAAAAAGGTATGCTCATGGAAATCAAAAAGATCAAATCAAAGAAGAAAACTAGTTTTTTAGCTTGAATATAAAAAATTTTATTGTTCAGAAAAATTAAAAATTTTTACTTGCCAAAATAAAAACATTATTTTAGAATTCATTATCAAGTCATTAAATCATGACGGATTGTTCAAATATGCATGTTGCTACAATTGAGAAAGTGGTGTCTGTTAGGGAACATCCAAATGCAGACTTGCTACAAATAGCTACTATTTTAGGATGGGATGTGGTTTGTAAAAAACAAGATTGCCAAAAAGACGAACTTGTTGTTTTTATAAACATTGATAGTGTTGTTGATCCTCATCCATTTTTTCATTTCCTTAAAGCAAAAAGTTATCAAATAAAACCAATCAAAATCAGAGGACACATCAGTCAGGGACTTATTGTCCCCATAAAAGATTTACAACAATTTGGTTTCACCAAAATACAAGAATTGTCAATTGGCAGTGATGTTAGCAAAATAGTAGGAGCCAAACACTACGAGAAAATCGAACCATCAAGAACAACAGGAAAATCAAAAGGTCTATTCCCTAGTTTTCTTTTCAAAACAAATGAAAACAATCTCAGAAATTTTCCATTAGCCATCGAAGAGATAAAAGACAAGGAAGTTTACATAACACAAAAAATAGATGGAACAAGTGCTACTTTTTATGTGAAATCTGGTAGGTTCGGAGTTTGTAGCAGGACTCTTGATCTTCAAGAAGATGAAAATCATTACTGGAATATGGTAAAAAAATATGATCTTGCATTCAAAATGTTGAATTTAGATGACGATATAGCTATTCAAGGAGAAATATATGGGCCAAGCATACAAAACAACTCTTCTGGTATAAAACAAATATCATTCGCAGCATTTAATATATTTGATATAAAAAGATTAAATTATGGATCTTTGCAAGAATTGACTGATTTTTGCAGCACAAATGATATACCGCAAGCTAAAATAATTTATCGTGGAAAAATGAATTTTGAATTAAAAGATTTAATTAGAATGGCAAGTGAGCAATTTTATGATAATAACAACCCTTGTGAGGGAATCGTAATAAGGACTGTTGAGCCAATAAATTCAAAATGTATGGCTCTTAATAGATGGAGTGCCAAAGTTTTGAATGAAAACTACGATATATAGTTGGAAAAGCTCAAATTAGGGAAAGGTAAACATGAACGAAAGCAATCTTATGCCACCAATCGGTTTCAATGAGGCGACAAACTCTACTGGTGGCAAATCCATATCGGTACTTTTCAGCAAGTTGTTTGAAGCAAGGGATTTTGCTCATTACGCCCATTTACAAACAAAGTCTTATAGCCAACACAAAGCACTAGGTTCTTTCTATGAAGAGATAGTTGATTTAGCAGACACACTATTTGAAACTTATGCTGGTCAATATGGAATCATCAAATTTAACATGGCCTCCGCTCCAGTTAATCAAGATGTAATTTCTTACTTTGAAAACTTGGCAAAGACAGTTGCAGATTCTCATAATATTATTGACAAGAAAGACACTCATCTTCATAACATTCTTGATGAAGCTACCGCTTTAGTCTATCACACTATCTATAAGCTGAAAAACCTTAAGTAGTCAATCTGCTTCGTAATAGTAAATAGTCCTGAGCGGAGTTGGATGTAATTCTAACTCCGTTCCTTCTTTTATGAACAATAATATTGCGTTCAAACTCCTGTCAACTGAAGGAGATACTTCCGAATATTCAACAAATTGTCTTGTCTTCTGGCCCCACATCATCTGAACACTCGCTGCTCCAGAAGAATAAAACCAGTCTGTATCTGTTCCAGAACCATGAGCGTTTTCAATTCTTTCAGTCTTGTAACCATTTAATCCAGTCATCTTGGCTATGATTCCAGAAATCTTGTCTCCATCTTCTTTCTTGCATATTTCAGGTGGATAAATTGATTCTCCCGGTGTGTGCATGTTCAATACAGCTTTGAATTTCATATTATTCATCATGCTCATCATGAGCTTGATTGGAGAAGGAGATGCATTGTTAGGCCTCTTTGGATAAGGAAAGCTTGTATGTGGATTGTATCCTTCAATTTTATCTGGCTTAAGATATGTATCTGGACTTGCAACAGGAATAAAGTAAATGTCACGATTATCAACTATCCATGTAATGTCATCATTCTTTCCGTAACTACTTAAAATCTTTTCAATTAAATTCATGGTTGCTAGTATTGAAAACTCCTCGTCTCCATACAATCCAGATTGAATCAAAACTTTTGGTTTTTCTTTGTTTCCAATTCTAAAGTAATTACATTCAGTGCCTTGAGATGTTTTTCCATATGCTGTCACTTCAGTTACTGAAGGAGCTTCCAAATTCCACTTCTTAAGTTGTTCTATAATGTCGCCATATCCCTTATAAAATTGCATCACTGGACTTATTGTAAATGAGTGATCTGCTACTTTAGAAGGACTTGAATGAGATTGGGGCAAAGAATCGTTATTTTTAATGATTACTTGTTTATTTTTTGATGTAATATTTTTCTTGTATATGAGAATTCCTTCTGACACCAAGAGAAGTGGAACAAGAAGAATTAAAATAGTTCTTGAATTCACCATAATCATTTCTCCATATTGTTATATATGCGTAACAATTCGTGATTAAAATTTCGTTGATCAACTGGTAAATAAATTATGAAGAATTTCAAAGCATGGTTATTTGAATCGGAAAGTTATATCGATGATAAAACAGTGTCTTACTCAGATTGTTTTGGCATTATAAGAGATGCCATAAAACTAAGAGATTCAGGAATTAGTGCATCAAGTTTAATTGATGCTAGAATTGGCATGGACACTAAACCATTTTTTTATTTGGAAGATATCAATAAAGTTTTTCTTGGAAATTTTGGCTCATATCATAGATCAATAATCGATAATCTTAGAATTAGAAATTCTGAAGATGAAAATTTGCGAAATGAACTAGCAAGGCTTTATTACGGTCTTTCTGGCGCAAATTCCCCCATGGGAGTAGTTGGTAGAATTGCATATGGAATAAACTACAACAATATTAATATTTATATTCCTCGTGATTTGAGAGTTGATTTGGAAAGAAAAAATATGCAAGAACTCAAAGATAAAATGAGGGGCATGGATATCATTGCTTTTTACAAATCAAAGAGTGGTTCTAAAACTGACGAGAATGTTAAAAAGTGTCTTAAAAAGCTTGAACAAGATGGCCATGTCAGAAATAAAGACAAAACAATTGTAATTAATGAGAATAAAGTCACCATTTTTGATTCCCTTGAAGATGATTATAAATCTCCTGAAAATGAAAAAGAAGAAATTAAGCTTACAATGCAACAATCAAAAGAAAAAAGTCGTAGATTTATTCCTAAGCCTCAAACAATGAGACAGGCAGCATACCAAGCTGGTATTCCAATGGGTGATTGGAACACAAATCTTTAGTGAATAATAAAAATATGAGTAATTTATCTTTTAAGAAATGGTTTAATTTGCGAGAATCTGATGATTATTCTCCTGATATGAAAAATGCTTTAGAAATATTCATGAAACCAGAAGAAATTTTTGAAATTTCGCCTGCTTCAATTGCAGATGGTAATCTCACAAACACTCACAAGCCATTCATTTATCTAGAATCTACAGATACAGTTTATTTGGGCATAGATGAAGGCTATCATAATAATTTAATTTTTCAAAAAATTAAGCAAGATCCAAATATAGGACTGGAACTTCGGAAAGCTTATGATGGAATTCACCAATCAGATTCCGATGTTGCTGCTGCTGTTGGCAGAATAGGCTATAAGGTTAATTTTGCCAAATTACAATATAGACTTCCAGCAAATAATATCAAAAAGTTTTTATATGGAGATGACGAGACAAATTGGCCTGAAATTATAAAAAAGCTAGCCGTTATTCCCTATCCAATTAAACAAATTTTCGATCAAATTGATTTAATATCAATTTATCAAACACCGATACCAATCGCAGCATCATCCTGCAAAAAATTACAAGAAAACGGAGAAATTCGTGACCCATTAAAAACCGTTGTATTTCTTAACAATAAAGTGCATATGTTTAATGAATTAATTACTCATGCATCTTCTCCATCCAGCGAAGAAGAACAATTAGATAAAAAAGAAGAACCTAAAATTACAACTCAGCAATCAAAAGAAAGAAGTCGTAGATTTATTCCTAAGCCTGAAACAATGAGACAGGCAGCATACCAAGCTGGTATTCCAATGGGTGATTGGACAAATTATATTGGCAAAATTTTTCGGTAGATTCTAAATAATATATGTTAAATTTCAAAAAATGGATTGAATTTTTTGAGGCATCTTTGACTAATGAGTTATCAATTGAAGATGCTGTAAATGCATTTGTTGAACCAAGACCAGAATATGAATTGACAGCATCTACACTTATCGATGCAAACTTGTGTCCAAGCAATAAGTCATTTATTTATCTCAGTTCAAAAGACAAAATCTATGTTGGACAAAATGGCGAATATCATAGAGAAATAATCGCAAGAGAAAAAACAATAGATCCCATCTTGGCATCGGAGCTTCAAAGATCTTACGAGACATCATATGGAGGAGAATCTTATACTGCGCCAGAAAACGCTGTTGGTAGGATTGGCTATGGAGTCAATTATGATAGACTTAAAAAAATATTACCACTTGCAAATATCAAAGGTTTTTTGAGCAATGAAAAAGAAATTAGTGATGGAGAAGCAGCAATGCATATTTTTATGCCAACATCATTTCCTATCAAAAAATTGTTCAGCGAAATTGATGTCATAGCAATTTATTCTGGAGTCAAAACCCCAATTTCTGTTGCTGCAAGAGCAGTGCAATTATTGATGGAGAATTCATCATATTCGCCAAGAAATATAGACAACACAATAGTCATGTATGACAATAAGGCCCATTTTGGCAAAGAATTCATTACTCACGCATCTTCTCCATCCAGCGAAGAAGAACAATTAGATAAAAAAGAAGAACCTAAAATTACAACTCAGCAATCAAAAGAAAGAAGTCGTAGATTTATTCCCAAGCCTCAAACAATAAGACAGGCAGCTTATCAAGCTGGTATTCCAATGGGTGATTGGACAAACTACCCCTACATTTTTAGAGGAAATAATTATAATGGATAAGGTTAATTTTTCAGAATGGCTTGAACTTCGTGAAGAAAAAGATGCCTGTTACCATAAGGTAAAAAGACGATACAAAGTATGGCCATCAGCCTACGCCTGTGTTCCTACAAAAACTTCAAAAGCACTTACAAAAGAAGGCTGGAAGCATTACGAAGAATTAAGTGTAGGAGATGAAATACTTACATACAGTATGGCAAAGGATTCCTTAGAATTTCAACCAATTAAAAATTTGTATTCTTATCAAGACGCTGAAACATATGTAGTTCAAAATGGCAATAAAGGTTTGAAGTTTGAGTGTACTCCAAATCATAAGTGGGTTGTTAAATATAATTCATGCAAAGAGAATATAGGAACAAAAAAATACACAGATTTAGTTAATGATATGAGGCTTGTCACAACTGAAGAGTTATTGGCAGACTCTGAAAGCAATGGAAAATTAGTAATAAGTTCAAATTATAGTGACGATAATATTGTAGAATTAGAAAATTTCAATCTTATTGAGGAAAGAAAAGCTGATGTGTGGTGTCCTGAAACAGATAATGGCACTTGGTTAATGATGCAAGAAAATGATGGACATGAAATTATAACAATTACTGGAAACTCAGGCGCACTTGTCCGTTGTCGAAAAGTTGGAGCAAAGAATTGGGGAATATCTGAAAATGTTGATAAAATTGCAATCAGATATTTTCATGAAGATGGTCGTGGATTAATGAATAATTCATCTTTGAATTATGACAAATTAGATGATGAAGAATATTCCGATGTAGAAGATGAGTATCTAGGATTAAGTCAACCACCATCAGACTTACACAATAAAAAAATAGTTTTTGCATTTACGCCTGAAGGCGAACAAAAACACAATAGACTAATCGAACTCTTATCTAAAGCATCAAAAAAAGGTGTTCGTCGTGAAGTCTTAGATTTATCAGATTATCAAATAGAGTGGCAAAGTGGAGATGGTCAACTGGGATTAAAAAAATTAAGAAATCAAAGAGATGAATTTCATGAAGGAACTTTTGATTTAGAAAAAGAGAGAGGTCTTCGTGGTTGGTTTGATCGCAACAAAGGAAAAGGATGGATTGATTGCAAAGCCAGTAAAAAAGGACATCTGGTGCCATGCGGCAGAAAAAAAGCAGGAAAAGGCACTGAACGAAAATATCCTGCTTGCAGACCAACATTAAGTGCCTGCAACAAATCGAAACATAAAAAGAAAACTAGTAAGGCAATAAGTTGGAAAACCAAAAGTGAAACTTATTATCACACCACAAACTGCATTTTGGAGGGCATGATGAACAATTATTATGAATGGATGAATTCCATAACACACTTTTTTGAAAATCAAGAAAATTATGGGTCTTCATGGGGAGAGATCGAAAATTTTCTAAAAAGAAGCACATGCAATGAAAAAAGAGTTCACGGTTTTTGTAGCCACCCAAGATGTGATAAGGCTCAAAATTTGATGGACACCGCAAGTGATGGTTCAGCTATGTCGCCAAATGACATGGAGAGAATTCAAAAATTTATTCATGAAAAATCTTGTTTTTCGATGAGAAAAGAAGGAATGTGTTTTCATCCTGCTTGTCGCACAAATCAAAGACACGCTGAATGGATTCAGGATCAAATCAATCAAAATTACGGAAGCGAAGCGATCTAGTCTTATTTTTTTGGATGATCTATTTCAATCATGCATTCTTTTCCTCCTTCCACAAAAGGCCAAGGATCGTGAATGCAGCTTGTTATTTCAACCGACTTGTCTGCAATCCAATCATTCATCTTTGGATCAAAATCTGGCATCTTAGGATGCCAGACTAATCTTCCTTTAAGGCCTTTGGTTATGTAACCGGGATAAAGGAAAATGGTTGTTGGCTTCATCTTGTTTCCCCAAGGCTCTTCTTGTTTCGATTCAATTTAATGTTTTTATTACCGATAGTCAAGTATTTGATCGAGAATGGTCGATCAAAATAATAAATAGAATTGGCAGCAAAACAATTTTAAGCAAGGAGGCTTATGTTTATTGTCTTATCTTTGATATCCATGTTTTTTGTTTTCATAGGTTTCTCTTTGATTATCGTGTCACTTTTCATGATATTCAGTCAAGAATATACCGAAGACTGCAATAAATTAAATTCTACGCACATCCGCATGATTATAAGGATTTTGAGAAAAAAGTAGAGATTAAAAACTTTGCAAGAATATGGGGGTGTTAGGCCCCATCCAAGAACCACTAACATTAAATTCAAAAAATTCCTCTGCCTCTTCAAGATTCATTTCACGGCAGAGGATTTCTATACATTTATCTCTGTCGTAGATGGCAAGTGTTGGTTGGCTTATTCTTCTTCCGATTCCAATTAAAGCTTCATCATATCCATCTGCCAGTAAGGCATCTGGATTTTCATCAATAAGTTGTTCTTTGATTGCTTCGCATGAACGCATCGCATTCCCTCGTGTTGCTCATAATCTCTTTTGGCAATCATAAAGCAAAAAAGGTGAAAATCAATTACAAAAAATAACCGCCAGAGCAAAATACTCTGGCGGTTCAAGTTTTAATTTCTTTTTAGAAAATAAAATTAGTTGGTTTCATCGGGTACAGTTATGGTATTGATTCTCTTTACCTTGAAGCCGGGAATAGAGTCATCAATTGTTTCAACAGTCACTTGTCTAGTCCGCACAGGAGGCTTGCTAGATTCAGTTTGTGAATTGCTTTTTGGGCGATTCACGATTGCCTTCACCTCAACAACCCCACTCTTGTTGTTGCTCTTGGGGGGCACACGACGACGAACGCTTTCGTAATCATCATCTGCACCTTCATTTGGAGAAGAAGGTGAGTTTGGAAGTCTGTTCTTGGCGTAAAAAATACGCCACAGGTTAGCCGAATCAGACTTGTGGGCAGGGTTGGAATTAGGATAAGGTCCGAAATCAACACGCCTATTAAGTTGCACTACAGCGATATAAGTCAAAGCTTCACGGGCTGCTTGAGAGACGAGAGGATCGGTGTCCTCCAGAAGCATGAAAAGTGTTTCATCAGGCTTATAAGCCATTCCTGCTGCAAAGGCAGCGGCAACCCTGTGAGTAGTATCTCCAGAAGTAATGGCTGGCATCAGCATGTCCGTATTGCTACGGAGATTACGGGCCAATCCAGTTGCGTGAAGCCTCATCTGAGTAATGCTTTCAGGCGTATTAAAATAGCTCGTTCTCGATGGAGAACAATTTCCACTTTGGCATCCCACCGCTTGACACATTGCATCAAGACCGTTTTGTCCACCCACGAAAAGCAATGTCATTAACAACATTTGTTGAACTCCTTGTTTTATGCCGCCAATTTTTGACGGAATACTAAAAAACTGTGGCGAATAAATATCGCCACAGTTAAACTAATCTGTTTACTTGTTTTTGTAAAGTGTTGAACTACAAGGGCCTTTCTTGAAAACTAAACCAAACTTTCTATTTGTTGATATCTTGTGATAGAAAATTAAACATATTTTGTTTTTATTGTCAAGAAAATTATTTAATTCAAGACATGCCTAAAAGATTCTTGGCTTTAGCTTTCACTTCTTCGGCTATTTTCTGACCTGCATCGCTTTTAGCAAGTAGATCAACAACTTGGGAAAAGTAAAAATAGACTAGAGAAACAAACTTGAATTTACCAGCTATTTCAAGGAAATCTGTGAATCCTGCTCCGTATGCCGTCAGGCCAGCAACTGTAGGACCAAGTATCGGATTTTTGATTGTGTGCTTTGCCATTCCAAGCATTGTTCCAAGTATCTTATTCAAAGATTCCAATTTCAACTTGTCCCTATCACCAGATCCAATTCCCTTTATTATTTCGTAAATCGCCAATGCTGCGGCGATTTTCTTACCAGTCAATTCAATCATCTTTGAATAACCAAACAAGAAATCAGCGCCCTTAATTGTTTTGCTTATTGTTGGATTTTTAGTGGCAAGATCGTAAACATTGGATATTTGAAGGTTTGAAAACATATCTCCAATTACATCATGCAAAGAATCAACATCTGAAAACATATGATGAGCAGCATCTGCATAACTATGTTCCATAGCCTTGATTCGAGGCGTTCGCCAATCGCCAGATTGTGTTATCGCAGTTAAGTGGCCAAGGCTGACCCCTGTTCCAATAGTAGTTGGATCAATTATCCCCATATGTTCTTTTTCCTTGCCTATCATCTTCAATAAGTTTTTCTTAGGTCTGTATGGATTAATTTTGAACTCTTGATTGTTCACACTAAGAACGATCTCATCGCCACTACCAGACTTAACTATTTTGTTGCCAACAATTTGGCACCAGTCATTCCAAAGAACCTTTGAAATATCATCGCCATACAAATCTTGCAAAGTATCCAAGAATGCTGCATAGCCTCTCATTCCTACATTGCTGTCTTTTGCGACAACATCAAGAATTGGGTTTCCTTCTTTGTCCAAAACAACTTTCTTATTTTTTTTCCTCTTTTGCAAAGTAAATCCAGATTTTTTTTCTTTTGCTTTAATGTCTGCTCTTAACATTGTGTCATATGCTCTGGTATTCACAGAATCGATACAACCGAATTTACCAACTATCAATTGTGTTGCGAAAGCAGCCTTTGTAATTCCCAATCCCTCCACATTTTGGTAAATGTACTTCCATATTTCAAATTCAGATGAAGTGCTAAGTGATGTGGTTTCACCTTTCATGAGTCGCATGATATTGCTAAAAATGGAATTTTTATTTTTCCACAAATCAGCGATATAGAAAGCTTGATTTGGTCTTTTTTTGTTTGCGCCTATCATGTTTGCATATTTGTGGAAAGGCTGTAATTTATAATTCCAATTGTCGGTCCTTACTGCATCTTCAAAAATCCATTTCAAGAATTCAGGGAATGTTTGCCTTACAATCTGCCACTCTTTCTGAATTGTATAAAACACGAAAGCAAACACGATGAACATGTTCGTAGAATTGCTTTTTGCAAATTCATTTATTTTTGGGTTATGCAAGCAAAAACCGCTTACTTCTGAATCTCTTTTTTGACCCAAAGTGATTAAAGTATCTTCTTCGGCAATTAGCCAATCTTTGAAATTAATGTTCATGAAATATTTAGCGATTCTTTTAGAAAATTATGGAAATTTTCAGGGCAAAACCATTTTTCCCATGTTTGTCTTGCAGCTATTGAAGCTTGTATCAAATTCCTTTTTTCTTTGAATTCATATATTTTCTGAGGTATTGAATCTATTTCGCTTTCTTTTACTCTTAAAACAAATTCGTCGTAATTAATTTTATGCTCAATCGGCAGTTTTGTTTCATCAGAGATTAAAATAGGAATCCTGCCAGAAGCGATTGTTTCAAAAAATCTTACAGATGACATGCCAAACCCTTTTGGGCATAGAACGAATTTGCTCATTTGTATCAAGCCGATATAATTTCTTTCTATTTCTTCTGTTTCTCTTCCCATAAATTTTTCAAACCAATAGCGTTTATTTATCACGACATTTTTCAAGCCAGAAACAGAATTGGCAGCTTTTTTCCTGATTTCATTGCAAAAGTATCCTTGAAAAGAAACATCGTAGTGGGCAAGGTCTATAGAAGAAATTAATTTCGGCACTTCAACAATTGGCTGATAATACAAACACTTGTTTTTACTTGATTTGTTTACAGAAAAGGCAAAGACAATTGAATTTTCTAATGTTTTGATTGGTCTTGTTTCATCAGATCCAACAAAAAATATGTGCTTCTCGGGTTTGTGTTTGAAAAAAGCCAGATTTTCAGACAAGTGATTAAAAAGTTCTTTTTCGTCTTTTAGATGATGTGTGTGGATTATTAAATAAGGCACAAGGAAATAATCACATTCAGATGGACTGTAGTTGGGTATTGAACTAATTTTTCCTATGTGGTGATAAGAATTGTTGAGTTTTGGCTTTTTTCCAATGTTTTTTTCATCAAATGGAGTGCAACACCATTCAGAGTTGTGGGTTCTTTCATTTAGGGATAAGCGATCATAGACATGAAATTTCATGTCTTATTATAGTATGTTGACATGCTAGATGACGGCGCAGGCATCGAGGCCGTAATCCTGCCTCGATTGTGTTGGTATGGTCATCTCAGGCAAGGAGCAGCCCTCAACAACGACCATCGTGTTAGATACAAGGGCCAATGGACAAAACCCATGATCTCAACCCGCACTCTGTCATCTAGCTTTTAAGAAGCTACTATGATTTGCTATTGGAATAAAGAAAAACCCCTTCATTTCTGAAGGGGTTTATGGGATCGGTGGGGATTGCACCCACGACCTAAGCGTTATCATACCACTTCGGCTTTCGCCGCCATCTTGCGATGTTCGTGGTCTGGACTATGTCACAACCATGCCTTGCGGTTTAGGTCCACCCCCCATAGTCTCTACACACGCCAGACGATTTCTCGTCCGCTTGGCTCGGCGTTGCCACGGGATTGATCCCAGAGGTTTCACCGAATTCGGGGCGATCCGATAGGCAGTTTCCCAACCTATCGCTCATAAGGTCTGAAGACCATTCAAGCACTCCGCTCTCCTACTGAGCTACGATCCCAATAGTCAATCCAGAGCAGATTGAATTGACTACAACCCTATTATTGTTAATTCAAAACAAAAGTCAAGCGAGATTATATATAAATCATGATGAATTTCAGGGCATATTTTGAAAAAGTCGAATTGACTCTCAAATACCACGATGATTTGAATCCATCTTTTTGGAAGAATGGAATTCTTGACTCAGATGTTAGGGATCATTTGCTCGACATAGCTGAATTCTTTCGTGATTATGCTAATATTCCCAAAGATGCGGTCAAGGACATAATCTTCACTGGAGGCAACGCAAACTACAATTACACCGAGTTTTCCGATGTTGATGTTCATCTGATAATTGACAAGAAAAAGCTCAAGGTTTGCGATCCTGAAATCATGGATGATTATCTTAGTGATAAAAAAGCCTTAATAGCTCTTACTCACAATATCAAGATAAAAGGATTTCCTGTTGAGTTGTATGCACAAGATGAGAAACAAGCCACATCATCTGACCAAGGAGTATTCAGTTTGAAAGACAATAAATGGATTAAAAAACCAGCCAAGAAACAAATTAATCTAAGAGATCCCTATCTTGTTAAAAAGATAAAAGATATTGAAAATCAAATTAAAAGATTCATTGACGGTAAATCAAAAGATGTTAAAGAGATGGATGACTATAAAGAAAAATTGAGAAAAATGCGAGGATCAGCAGTTCAGCATGGAGGAGAATTCAGTTTGGAAAATTTGGCATTCAAAGAATTGAGAAATAGAGGACTTCTTGAGAAGTTTTCTGACTATATTAAGGATGTCGAAGACAACAGGCTCACTCTTAAATAATTTATTTTAATCACATAGAGGTAAAATGTTAACTAATTATCGAGATTGGAGAAGAAAATTTAGGGAAGATTTTGCATCTTCTTTCCCCAATTCAAAAAGAAAATGGGTTTCCATAGAAAAGTCCCATATAATCGAAGATCCTGATTTGGCTCAACAAATTTTTGATCTTATTGATGATGCCTACAAAGGAATAGGCGGAAATGCCAATATTAGGTCGAAACATGATTTAACTAGCGAGTTTTTGAAGGGCGATCTTTCAGTAGTGAAGGCTATTGATTTGGATGACGATTCTGATCCAGATGCTGTGATTGGCTATAAGCGCACAGACAAAGGCAATAAGGCTGTTCTTTCGGCAGCTAAAGGATCGAGCGAAGAAGCTAAAAAATTATTGATTGACAAAAAGAAAGAGGAATTCAATAAAGGTGACGCTTATGGCGAAGTGTCTGGACCTCTTGCTAAGAAATTAATTGATGCTACAGTTCCTGTGATAGAGGACGAGGAAACTGTTAGGAGCATGTTGCCCGGCAAAAATATCATATGGCACGGTGAACATCCAGAGCTTGCAACTTTGCCACCTAAAATAGCAGCAACATTTGGCAAGCATAAAGGTTGGTACACTAGGTTGATTGGTGGACACCCTCATACAAAATTGATGATAGGCTTGAGAAATAAGCCCGGCCAAGTAACTGAAATTGGCGACTGATTACCAATTTTCTAAAATTATCATCGTAAGTCTCCGTAATGTGTGGTCGGAACTGTAAATTTTGGATCAATGAAATTGTTAGATCTCATGTGTTTTGCGATTTTGTTTTGAACAGCTAAAAGTTGATTGTAAATACTTTGCCTGCTGAATGGCTTATTTGTTTTCGTATTTATAAATTGCCTTTGGTATTCTTCGTACCAAAGGCAATCTATTCTTCTGTTTACGAAACAGCGCAACATGCATTCTTCTTTAGGACTTAGTTTGCATTTATAAATCAGATTGTTAAGTTCGCTATCAAAGTTATTACCGCATTCAGTTTCGATATGCTTTGAGAAATTATTGAAGTTGAATGTTTCTGAATCAAAACTTGATTCATAATAAAGATTAAAGTTTTTTCTTCTTTCTTTCTTTAGTTTATTCTTATTGAGTTGCCCTTTGATTCTCATAAAGATTGCTTTATGGACGAATGTAGTAAATGATGCTTTGATCTTATAAGTGCGATATTGCCATGTGGCAGAACGAATTGCTAGAAATCCATCTGTAACAAATTCATCAAACTTTTCAAAATCAATTCGCATTTTATGCATGATATTAAAAATCATGGCATGATACTGTTCAGCAAGCAAGTTTTCAATTTGCTGTGCGTAAAACATGTTTTGAATATCTTTTTTGTACTCGGTTAAGTATCTCGGTTTGATTTTTTCTATTATGGATTCTGGATTCTTGTATATGCTCAGGATGAATTTCATGTAATCACGACGAGATATTTTCATTCTTTTGCTCCATTTGAAGCAAAGATCGTTGCTTTTTTTAAGTTTTTCAAAGTCAACTAGTTCTTTGATGTTTTTCCGCATCCTGCTTACATATTCCATGATATTCCTCGCTCTCTCTCATAGAGTGCAGATTTTGAGTTATCACGCTTCGGATTGGATTAGTTCTTCCAAACCAAAGTGAAATGGCCAGTTAGCCCTTGATGATTCTATCTCGTCGATAATTTTTTTCAAGTAATTTCTTTTGGTGGTGTAGTAATCCATACCTCTTTGTATTTGCAATTCCTTAGGATCTTTGGCTAATCCATAAATCAATGCCCCATGTAATTCAATCATGGTATTTGATGATGAATTAATTCTATGTTCAACATCACCAACTACATGGTTTTTAATCTGTTCATCCGTCAATTCAGACTGTTGCTTAAATCTTTCGTAGTTCATGCAACGAACAATACTCAAAACTTGAGTTAAATTCAATTCAAGTAAAATCTTTGTGTCATCGGTTTCTCTTTCAATGAATATTGACTTTTCATCAAAACACTCTTGATAAATATGGTTCTTGCCGTCCCAGAAAATACTCAGTTTAGTAGACATAAATCACCTCAACAATCAGTCCGCCACAATGAGACGGATTTGTTTTTAATTATACATCACTTTTCATGTTCTCTTTAATGCTTTTCACCTTGGAAAGCAAAGAAATAATTTTATCAATTTTCTCCTCGTTGAGAATGATGTCTCCAAAACCGTCATTTGAGTTGTGATGATTAAAAACATACTTGATTGCATGCCAAATCCTCATCCAGATAGATTGATCTGGATTGAAGTTGATATGGAAAGATACATCGACATCAACGATTTTATCGTTTTTTTTCCACTCAAACAATTCAATGATTGCTATGTGACCGGGGCTTCCACATTCACATGTCAGGAATTCTTGGGTCGAATCACTCATGCTCATTTTTTTGATCCTTCTAATAGAGTTGACGGGTTTCCAAGGCATTGTAAATTCATACTTCGCAATGGAATTTGGGTAAAACCTTTTATTTTTGAGGAAAAACTGGGTATTCTGGAAAGACAAGATGAGTCATGGTGGCTCTTATAGATGGCTATAAAATTATAGCGTGGAGATTGAAATGAATAATGCTGTTAATGATGATAAGGAACACATGGAATTGTTTATCAGTAGAGTCAAAAGGATAGTCAAGATGGTGAAGCTTAATGCGCCACGCATTTTAATTTCCGGCGATATTCAGCAGGTTTACTCGATGATTCCATCGATTTTGAAAGAAATAAGCGAAGAAAATCATGTTGATAAAAATAAAATAGCATTCAATGTCGCTTGTCAGAAAAACAAACTAAGGATTTGCGCCAAAGAAGAATGCGTCAATGAAATTGCACATCTGGAAAAAAATAAAATTGGCATCCAGTTGTGTTATATTTGTCAAAGCAAAAAATAAGCAAAAAATCTATCTTTGCTTGTGAATAATTCTCTCCACATTCCTAAATAATTAGAAATGTGGAGAGATTTTTTTATGAATAAGTTCAAAAGCTGGTTGTTAGATCGTGACACTAATCTTCTGGAAACCATGTCCAGAGAAAAAATGATGGAAGATGATCTTGATGCCTTGAATTATGCAAAAAAGCAAAAAAGACAAGAAAAAGAACTTGATGAAAAAATTCGTATAATTAAGTATCTTGCTAAAATTAAGAAAAAAATAGAACAATTCGTTGACGCACACGACAAAGGCGCTCAAGCTCTTAAGCTGATAGCAGCATCTTTGTTGACTCACGAAAAGGGCAGAGAAGGCATTAAAACCCATGTTCGTCATGTTTATAGCAAGGATTTGAAAAGCCTCAAAGACTTGCAGAAGATTTTCACTCATGAAAACTTGATCAAGCTTTTCCACGATGTTGATGCTCTCCACTCTTTGAGCATGATATTGGATTCCGATTTTGAAAGTCATGTCGGCAATTTGGAAAAAGATTCTCAACACGGTCATATTGATCATTCACATGGCGAGTTGGGCAAAAAATTTGCAAGTTTTGTTGTGAGCCATATCAAGCATGCTGCTGACGATGTTTTAGCATCATTCCTTCAAGATCATAATAAAGATGAAGGTCAAGACGACGATGTTCCTCAAGATCAGGAATCTGGCGATGAAGCCGTTCCAGATATGTCTGCTGATGAAATGAATCCTGATATGGAAGTAGGCGGTTCAGCACAAGATGCAGGTCAAATGGGTCAGGATGCAGGTCAAATGGGCCAAGATGCAGGTCAAATGGGTCAGGATGCAGGTCAAATGGGTCAAGATGCAGGTCAAATGGGCCAAGATGCAGGCCAAATGGGTCAGGATGCAGGCCAAATGGGCCAAGATGCAGGCCAAATGGGCCAAGATGCAGGCCAAATGGATCAGGATGCAGGCCAAATGGATCAGGATGGATCTTCAGAAGACAATGCTTTGATGCCACCTGTTGGTATGGCCGCTCCTCAAAGACCTGCTGGCGCAGAAGGTGCAGAAGGTGCAGAAGGTGCAGAAGGTGCAGAAGAAGATGAAACGCAAACAGCAGCAGCACCATCTGTGTAATTTGTGACATAAAGGAGAAAAATGAAGGAACTACTCTATCTTTCTGGCGTTATCAATGAAAGCCAGTTTCATGAATCTAAGGGAAAAGATGGAATCAAGCATTACATGTTTTTTTCCAATCTTAAAACAATCAAAGATATGGTTGATGAAATCTTAAAAATGGATCAAAAGATGATCGACAAATCTTTGGATGATGGACATGATTGGGCTAGCGATCACATTACAAGCAGCAGGGACGACATTGAAGAAGTTCATAATTGGGTTAAAAGCAGAATAAAGTAGTTGTGAAAAATGTCTCATAACTATAACAATTTGTTGGTTGTTCCGATAATGGTAGTCGTTTTAGCACTTTCCTGACTCGGTATCGGTTTATGTGAGAGGCGAAGATTAAGTGCGCCAGCCACACAACAGCCAACTAAAACATCGCTCTAAAAAGAGCGATGTTTTTTTATGTCTTTTTTACTTTATTATGCCATGAAAAAGAAAATTTTAATCACAGGTGTCACAGGAACAGTAGCCAAGTCATTCATAAAAGAATTTTATGATCATTATGAGTTTCACGGCATTTCAAGAAATGATTCATCACAACAGATATTATCATATGATTTTCCAAAAGTGACTTGTTACTTGGGTGGAATTGATGATCAAAAATTCCTTTACGGTGTCTTTGAAAAAGTAAGACCAGACATTGTTGTTCATGCTGCCGCAATAAAACATGTTGACTTGGCAGAAGAAAATCCGATTCAAACTTGTGTGGTTAATTTGGATGGAAGCATTAATGTAATTGCCTCATCAATAAAATATAATGTTCCTATTACAGTAGGAATTAGTACAGATAAGGCTTGCTCTCCAACAAATGTCTATGGAATGTCAAAATATTTGATGGAGAAGTGCTTTTTGTCGTCAAATGGTTATGAATCCAAGTTTTGTTGTACTCGTTTTGCGAATGTGGCAGGAAGCACAGGATCAGTCATACCGAAATGGGATGATATGAGAAAGAAGGGAATCCCTCTTACAGTTACAGATATGGACATGAGTAGACTCATGTTTTCTCCAAAAGAAGCTGCCGAATTGATACAAAAATCAATTAATTTGATGGAAAATGGACAATCAGCATTTATCCTCACAAAGAAAATGAAAACCGTGAAAATCTATGATTTAGCAAAATTTTTGTCAGATCAAGTTGTCGTCACAGGGATTAGACAAGGCGAAAAATTATACGAAAATTTGATTTCTGAAAAAGAAGTTTCTTACACAGAATTGATTGACAATGATTATGTAATTATCAGAAAAAATCAAACCCCTGAAGGTAAAAGGGTTGATGGAGTTCTTAATTCAATGACTGCGGAATTGATGAATGAAGAACAAATCAAGGAATTACTAAATAATTGTGGTGTCATCTTATGAGGCAAAAAAATGCAATTAGATAAATCGAAATTCCCAGAAGAAACCCATCAATTAATTGATTTGCTGGAAAGCTCCGAATGGCCAGAAGCAGTCCCAGATTTCCTTATTTGCAGCGAAACCGAGGAAGACAAGATTGAGAGGGCGATGGGTGTTGTCGAGTATATGAAATTTGATTTTGCAGGTAAAAAAATTCTTGATTACGGTTGTGGCGAGGGTCACCTTGCTATGGAAGTTGCAAATACAGCATCCACTGCTTCATGTGAAAAAAGTGTCGGATTTGACATAGTTCAGTCTGGTATTCATCAATGGGAAAAAGAAGATAGGTTCTTGTTGACAACTAGCTTTGATAAAGTCAAAGAAAATGGTCCTTATGATTTTGTTGTTTTATATGATGTTTTAGATCATTGTGTTCAGCCTGTTGATGTGATGAGTAATATTATAAAAGTTTGCCACAAAGACACAAAGATTTTTGTCCGTTGTCATTCTTGGATGAGTAGGCATGGAGGTCATATTTATCGGCAACTCAACAAAGCATGGGCTCACCTCGTTTTCACTAAAGACGAGCTTTCTCTTATGGGAATTGATTTGCCATTCGTTTATAAGGTTTACACTCCTGTTCGCACACAATCATTGTGGTTTCAAGTTTTCAATTTACATGTAGAAAAACAAGATATAGTTAAAACCATTGTTGAAGATTTTTTCAAAAAACCAGAGATATCTGCTAGATTACCTTTGGCGAGATTTAACAACAAATTCCCAGAACACCAAATGGCGCAATCATTCAACGATTACTTTTTGAACACTCAATTTGCTATCCAATAGTACTTACATGGTGATCAGCTTTTTGTCAAAAAACTCTTCAATAATCCAATCGCAGTCCATAATGTGAAATTCATGGCTTCTTTCCTTTTTTGTTTTAATTATTTCATCTGACCAAGATTCTAAGTCCAGATGAGCAAATGTACGAATCACGCCGTGAGAAGATTCGAGGTATTGAATCAGTTTACTTTTTTCCAAAGAAGAAATTAATTTCCAGTCTAGAATCGGTATGTGAAAATGTTTACAGATCATTATGAGCAATTCTTGATAAAGGCAAAAACAAAAGACAACCTTCTCATCCATTTTGGTTGGAAGCTTAGAAAATAGTTCTAACTTTTTAACAATCTTCTTGGGCAAAGAGTCTTTGTTCAAAATAAGTGATTCGTATATTGAGAGATACCAAGATGTGACAGAAGTTCTTCTTTTAGCTGGCAGAGAATCACGAACATCTCTTGTTAAAGCAAAACAATTAAATTCCTTCACAAAAAATGGTATCTTCATGCATGAATAGTTTTCTTTCGTAAAATTATATTCTTCTTTTTCCCATGTAAGCTTGAATATTTTTTCGCATATATCTTGATTCATATCTGCTATTTTTTGATAACATGTAATATATTCGCATCCAAATCCTTTTGCTAATATTTCGCAGTATTTGTGGTTATTGGCTGGGTTGAAAAATTCTCGTGAATAGTTGATTCCTTTCTGCGAATCACATAAGGTAGTGGCGAGCCAATCTGATCCGCAGTTTGGGCTCGATATTAAAAGCATGGGTTTTTTCATGGTTTTTGTCCTTTCGTCATATGGAATCCCATCAAATTATGGTGAAGGGAAACTGCTTCGGATTTCCGAGAAGCAAAGCCGATAATATGTTTGGTCGTCAGTCGCCGCCATCAGAAGCGTTGACTGACTTTAAGCTTAATGGAGTAAGGCTCATGAACTTCAAGTCTTATAAGTATCGCAAGCTTAATGGTTTTGAAGAGAAGTTTGTTTGCAGCGTATTAAGTGATATCAATTCAATCATCAAAAAGTGGCATGGCATTTTCCCTAACATCAAGTTCGTCAAGGTAAAACAGCATCTTTTCGATTCTCCTTCTGAATTACCTGTTGCCAATGATGCACACAGGGCTGAATTGGCGGCTGATGTTGAAATAATTGCTAATCTCCGACAGCCTCACCAGCAGTTGGGAAATAGGACTGTTGATAATGCTGTTCTTGAAGGATACTGTGGTATAGTATATCACTTTGCCAGTAGTTGGTTCAAATCTGATATCAATGGTATCACCAAGAATGACATCATGCAAGAGCTATACCTGAAGATCTGGGAAATCATGTACAGGTGGAATTCTGATCGTGGATCTTTGTCAACATTTATTTGGAAGAGTGTGCAGAATCGAATCTATACGGTTCTCAACACTCAAGGTCGCCCATTGGGTCATCTTCGCACAACCGGATTGTTGTTAATGGCCAAGTTTGACAAATTAAGGAAGGCAATGCCTAATTCTGACACATCTGAGATTATTGATTCTATGGACCTGACTGCCAAAAAGAAGCAGCATCTTTTGGACATTCTTGCATCAGTTAAACTCAATTCGCAAATGCAGAATTCTGGTCAGAATTCTGATTCTTATGGCGATGACTATTCAGTTCTTGGCAATATTCCCAAGAAAACCGAGAACGATGAATTGACACAAAAAATTTATGTCAAAGACATACTTGACAAAAGTAATTTGACACTCAATGAAAGGAAACTTATTGATGCTTCCATGGAACCTTATCATGGTTGGCAAACTGATATGGCCAGTAAAATCGTTTCCGAAAAAACAGGCAAGAAATACACTAAAATGAGAATCACGCAAATTCTGCAAAAAGCCAGAGAGAAGGTTGCTAATACAATTGAGCAGCAAAGAGCAGTTGAGAATGGAGTTTGACAAATAATCGTCTTATCTTGTTAGGGCAGAAGATTTTACGATGGTTAACCAAAGAAGTATTTTGGTAAAGTTGATTTTGGTCATTCACCGAAAACTGTTACAAGATGACAAGAAAGGCTTTCATGTCTTATAGCATCAGTAGTGTAGCTTCTTTCATGAAGTCGCAAAAAGAGCGGGAATTAGCCAAGGACAGTGATGATGCAGACTTAGGCCCTCATATCATTGTGGAGAAGGATGGCAACCCTGCTGCAATCTTTATTGCTCCCAAAACAACAGACAAAATTCAGGCTTGCAAAGCAGCCATGATGTGCAAGATAGGTTTTGACCCCGACAGCATTACTCTTGGTTTCGATGCTATCATTAGTAGTTTTGGAGATCAAAAAGTTGAAAAAGAATGTATAGTTTTGCAAAAGATCGACAAGGAAAATAAGATTGAAATGGCAACAATGCCTTATGAAGTATATGGAGATAAACTTGTTTGGGACGAAGATTTACAACAGGAGTTGGATAATCCAATTGGTATTTTTGGAGATATAGCTGATAAGCTCATGGCAATTATGAATATCTCGACTGATCATGTTTCTGTTGAAGAAGTTCTTAATGGAGTTTTGTCAAAAGAAGAAATCAGCGAATTTAGTCGTGATAAGTTCGTGTTTTATACGAGTCGTGCCGCCATGGGATATCTAATGGGAATGGGCTTCAAAATTATTGATCTCATTTCCTATAAGCATCCCGAATGGACTGACGCAAAAGAAAATGGAGAGAAAATACTGGACAAAATGGTTGAAGCAGAAATCATTTCTGAAGAACAAAAGAAAAAGCTTTTTGATATTGTGAAGAATCATGTCGGCACTATTGTTTTCAAGGAAAGATTTGAACATGAGCTTACCGTGGCTAAGTGCAAGTTGCCAAAGAAGATGAAAATCTTTACTTTTGTAAGCATTTTTGAGCAGATGTGTATCCAGCCAAAGGCAAATGAGTCTTTTATTGATTCTTTGAAAGTTAAAAGCGACAGTGATGATGACTATGATGATGACTATGATGATGACTATGATGATGAGTGACGAGTATTTGATTTCACTAAATGGAGACAAGACATGGACGAACTGAGCAAGGAAGTCTCAGATGTCATGTGCCGAAGACTTCAGATTGATAATATCGAGGATGAAAAGGATTGGGAACGAGAATTCCAATCCTTAGATAGTCTTGATTTGATTGATTTGATATTTGTCCTTGAGGATAATTTTCATGTAAAGTTTCCAGATAAAATTAAAAACGCATCTTTCAAAAATCTAGTTGAATTCATTGGCCTCAATCGTGTTGGTCGTTGATTTTTGACCTTTATTTTTTTGAGTAGTTGGTGTACTTTTTGTTTGTGCCATAAATGTCAAGGTTGACCTCTGGCACTTTTTTTGGAGTCTGAAATGAAGAATTTTTTCGCATTAGCCTCTCTTGCTCTGGTTGGATCATCCTTGGCTTTTGCTGGTGATGAGAAGGCTCAGGCATCCAAGGATCAGACTGCTGTTGTAGTAGTCGCCAAGCCATCCCGTTTTCGTGTTGTGGCAACTCCCGTCCAAGTCGTGAAGACTGAGTTGGTTGCAAAGACAAGTACGATTCCAGCAACTATGGTTGTTGAAGAGAGGAAGGGTCTTTTCGGAAAATGGAAGACCGTGAATAGCGCCATCGTCATTAAGGAAGGCGCAAAGTAAAATTAATTTTTGTTCGACCTAAAAACGCAGACAGGATAAAACCTGTCTGTGTTTTTTTATAAAATTATTTTTCATGTTAAAAACTGATATCATAAAAAATCATTTGTATCCAAATCAATACAAGGTATGCGTGGAATTCAAGATGACGGTGTGGATCAAAACTGCTTCGGAATCCCGAGAAGCAAAGCCGAATAGTAGTCATGAAGGTTGTCATCTTGATCAATGACGGATAATGATGACAATCAAAACTGCTTCGGAATCCGAAGAAGCAAAGCCGATAACTAGTTGTGAGTGAAACTATCCGTCACAAGATGACGGAAATTCGTCCCAAGGAGACAAGTGATGAGCAAGCTTTTCCCTAACCGTTTCAATGTTCGTTGCAACAAGTGCAAGACCTCTCTCGCTATTGGCGCTGGCCTGACTGAGAGGCAAGAGAATTCTGTTTCCAATTTGCCGACCAAGTCCGTATTCATCAACTGGTGCAAAGAATGCTGTCCTCACCGCATTTCGGCACCTTTATCTCAACCACAGGTTCGAGTTCTAACAAGTGATCTTAAGATCATGATGCCTTACGAGAAGGAAAACCTTCCTCTTGTGAAGAGCCTTCCCGGCGCAAGATGGAATCCTGCTGATAAGACTTGGTCTGTCAGCAATAAGCCTGAAGATCGTCGTCGTATTTTGGAAGTTGCAGATAAGATTGGATTGGAGGTTGCTCCTTCTCTCCGTCAAGTCGAATTGTCGCAGGAAGCTCAATTCGCCAAGTCCTGTGGCCTTTATGACTTTCAGGTAGAAGGAGTTGATTGGCTTGCCAAGAAAGATCGAGCCCTTCTTGGCGACGAGATGGGACTTGGGAAGACCGCTCAAGCCCTTTTCAGCATTCCTCGCAATGGTTCTGGTCTTGTTATCTGCCGTGCTAGCTTGATCTATAACTGGAAAAATGAGTGTGCCAGATGGCGCAAGGATTTGACCCCTGTTGTGATTCGGGGTCGTGGAAACTTCCGTTTCCCCAAGGCTGGTGAGCTTGTAATCATCAATCCAGAAATCCTTCCTAATGACTTTGCAACCCGTCCTAACAAGAACGGCAACGAACAATTGGAGCAATACTTTGCTCGCCTTAACGATTGGCGCAATGAAATAAGGTCCAAGTATCCTGATGCTTGCAACACTAATCTTGTGATTGATGAAGCTCACGACTTCAAAAATCGTAAGGCAGCGAGAACCCGCAAGGTTCGTGAAATCGGTATGGTGGCCGAGAGGGTGACTGGCCTCACAGGAAGTCCTCTGACAAATCGACCAGATGATCTTTACGGTGTTCTGGACACACTTGGATTGTCCAAAGAGGTCTTTGGCAGTTTTGGAAGATTCCAAGAACTGTTCAATGCCTTCCACAATGGTTTTGGCTATCAGTATGGCAAGCCAAATGCCATTGTTCCAGAACTTCTAAGAAGGTCGATGATTCGTCGTCTTCGCAAGGATGTTCTCCAACAACTTCCAAGCAAGTTCTACACGAACATGGTTGTTGGCAACGACAACACCAAGCTTAAGGCCCGTCTTGATGAGATGTGGTCTAAGTGGGAAGGTAGTCTTGTTGATGTTGGCGATCTTCCTCCTTTCGAGGAATTTGCAAGTATTCGTGCTGAACTTGCAGCTTCCCGAATAGATGCCATGGTTGAGTATGTAGAAAACTGTGAGGAGCAGGAATGCCCCTTGCTTGTTTTCTCCGCTCACCTTGCCCCTCTCGACGCTTTACTTTGCCGTGATGGTTGGGCAGTCATCTCTGGAGAAACCAAGCCTGAACGCCGTCAACAAATTGTTGACGATTTCCAAGCTGGTCGCCTCAAGGGTGTCGGCTTGACAATCCGTGCAGGTGGTGTTGGTCTTACTCTGACCCATGCCGCCAAAGCACTCTTTGTCGATTTGGATTGGACTCCCGCTGCAAACTGGCAGGCAGAGGACCGAATCTGCCGAATCGGCCAAACAAAGTCCAGCGTGGAAATCATTCGCATGGTTTCCGACCATGAGCTTGATCTGCATATCCAAAATATGCTGATCGACAAGATCGACACAATTGTCAAGGCAATTGACAATACGGTGTCTGGTCAGGTCAACCCCGGTCGCTCTATCCACGATGAGCCTAAAGGCGAAACCGAGGAAGAGTATCAGGCTCGCATGCAGCGTCTTGCCAACTTTGAGCAAGAGCAAGATGCCAAGCTCAAAGAAGAAGCAAAGCAAAGGGCTAAGTCAAAGGTTGATGGTATTCATCGTCGTGAATCAGCGAAGGTGAAGTCTCAGCCTCTGCCACTCACTCCAGAGCGTTCCGAACAGGTACGCCGAGCATTCAAGTACATGCTCGGTGTATGTGATGGCGCTCAGGAAAGAGATGGTCAGGGATTCAATAAGCCCGATGCTTCAGTTGCTCATTGTCTTTTGACTGCTGGTCTAGAAAACCAGCAGGAACTTGAGGCGGCTCAAATGATGCTTTGCCGATACCATAGGCAGCTTTCGGCAAGTTATCCTTTGATTTTCCGAAACGCAGCCTGATTTTCCAAAAAGATGGGGGTCGTCACTTAAATGTGACGGCCCCCATCTTTTTTTTTGGTTTTTTTCCCCAATCTTGAGACAATGTTTACATTCATGCTTTTTCAAGATAATTTGAACTCACAAGGAGAATTTGATTGTGATCAAGGCTAAGAATTTTGTATGCCCCCGTTGTGGAGGGTCTGTTCCAAATGACCAAAATAAGGGCGATTATCCCGGTGCTTTGTCAAGAGTCACAAACCATGAAATATGCTCCCAATGTGGAATGGAAGAGGCAATCAGAGATTTCAACAAACTCGCTCCAATCGGACTTGGAGACTGGTACATTAACAAAAACAGGAATAAATAATTATGTTGATTAATGATGATTATCCCCCAAATAAAAACCACAACATCTCTTCCCTAGATCTTTCCTACCAACTCTCTATTCAAGAAATGGCTCTAAGCTTTCTGTCAAAACACTTTCTAAATCTTATTTTTGAAAATATGGAACATTACCTCCAAAATAAGGGTTTTGTTCCATATTTTTTGAACATGCATTTTTCTTCATCAAAAGAACATAGTAAAAATTGGGCTAGTCAGGCCATTCCTGAATTTGGCGAAAGGATGCATGACAGCTTTTCTTCCTCAGTATGCAAGTATTTGAAGAGAGACGCAAAGTTAGAAATTGACAGCTTGATTACATTTTCAAGTTGGATGATTGATGCTGAAAAGAGAAAAATTGTCACAGGAAAATATGACAAATTAGAAGCCGAAGCTAATATGCGCCGAAGCCTTGCTGATTGCATCTCTTGGCTGATGATTTCAATTTTGCCTTCTTATTGGAAGATTTATTTTGCTGATTCAGCAAGATATGCCACAATGGATGATCTCGACATCCCTATGACCATGATGGAAGAATTTACTCTGGAAAATAAAATCAACATTAAAACAAATATGCAAGAATCTTTTCTAAATTTCAGCAGCCCTAAAGAAGCTTTGAGGATTAGAAATGTGATTAACACTCAATATGAATTTTTGCAAATGAAACCTCCAAATACAGAAGTTCATTGCTTTCGTAAATCAGACGACAAACTAATTACTTGGGCTAATTTCCCAAATGAATTTACACATAAGATTTTAGACCCTAAAAATCTAATTCAAAGTTAACCATCATGAAAAATGACAATCAAAATCACGAAATTGCCAAGTCTTTGCTTTCAAAGCATGGACATGCTATTCTGAGGCAAAACATTCATAAGTGGACTGATTTGAGAGAAGTGCAAAGATGTTCGGTCATTATTCCAAAAGTAGTCAAGAATAAAATTGCAAAACTAAATCCCGAAATAAGTTGGAAAGTAAGTGATGAATTGAAGAAATTAATTTTTGAAAAATTCCCAGAAAAATGGCGGATTTTCTTTATAACAGGAAAAAGATATGCTCTTGAAAGTGATCTAATTCTTGAATCTCCTCCTTGGGATGATTATGAAAACATCTACGAGGGAATTCATGCTTATCAAATGATTTCTTATGCCAAGGAATTTTTCAAGAGTACCGAATCTCTTGGCATTAACATTGATGTTGAAATTCAGGGAATTGATCCTGATGGAAATGTCAATCCTTACTTGAAGCTTTACAAGTCTCAAATTAAATCAATTCGCATGGGGTTTTCTATATGAAGAATGAATTTGATATGATTGGTGTTACTGCTATCAAGTGTTGTCTAAAAAAAAATAGATGGGGATTTGATTATGAAGGCAAGTTTTATGACATGGCACCAGCTAATTTTACCGATTATATGCTGAATCCACTTGTAATCGGAGTTGACAGGCTTATAAATGTGGGTTGCAGCAAAAAGGGAATTGAAAACCCGGAAAAAGGAATAAACATTCTTTTTTCCCAAAATTATTTTCCTAATGCTGATGTTAAGTTCACTTATGATGAAATGAAGTTTGATGGTTGGATTTACAAGGTTGAAGAATTAAACCTGAAGGGTCTATTGCCGGGACAATGTGCTTGGATTTGCCCCTACATGGGCTTTTATTTTAAGAATCCTCCTGATATTATGTATATCAAGATGGAATCTGTTAATCCTTAACCCTCACGGGTCGATGACATGAAAATAATTTATGAAGATTCCACCAAGATGCACCAATGCATCTTCTGTAGGAATTGGGATAATTCATGTGTTAGATTCAAGATATTTATTTCAGAAAATTCAGATCATTTTGTGGATCATGTAAAAAAGAATATTCACCCATCTTATAGAACACTTGAGACATTCAAGTGTTCTATTTGTGATCATTGTCGCAAAAAGGGAGAAGATTCAGTTATCAGAGAAATTCATGCCTACATGGATGAATACATTGGCAACGAGCATAAATAACTTTAACCACGATGGGGGAAACATGAAGTGCTTTGTACATCTAGGTTTCGATCCTCTTCCAAAACAAGTTGATTCACCAGCTAAAGCAATTAATCTTGCAGAAGCTGTTCTTAAAGCAGAAAGCGAAGAAGAGCCTGACAGTAAAATGTTCATTCAATGGAGAAGGGACGAATTTTATCCGAATAATTTTCATGAATACAATATTGAAATATTACAAAAAGAATTGTCTTCAAAGGGATCAGTCGTTTTGCAGCTTGTTGACATCAACAATGAATTGCCATCATTAGGAAGATCAATCACAATTTTCACAGAAGAAGTTGAAAAAAAGTATGCAGAAGAAGCTGAAAACGCACTAGAAGAAGCCGAAGATGGCATGGAAATAAAAGCTTTAGATTTGCACGGTGAATCATTCTTGAGGCGTAGAACCCACTACAAAAAAAAATAAATTTTTCAAATTAGACCTTGCAATCGAACAATAAAATTATAGATTATCTTCATAGACGGCACTGGGCCGTTTTTGGCCACCCGTACTTGACAGATGGAATCTAGACGGGTAAAGATCGCAAGAGAGGGAATTCGCATGAATCGTTTCTCTTCAGTATTTGGAAATTGGGTAGGCATAGCATCAGCTTTTGCCGTGACATGTAGCATCGGCTACAACATTTTCCAAACAAATCAAATTACCAGATTGAAAGAAATCAACGAAATCTTCAAAGCGAAGGATTCGTTGATGAATGACAGTCTTAACGAAATTCTGATGGCCAGAATCAGCGAAATTCGTGACAACATGTCCGAAATTAATCGCAATCAGGGTAAAGTAGAAGGCATGGTCGCAGCCTCAATGAATATTGCTCCCGAACAAAATCAGACAAGCGCAATTTGGCACGAAGGTTACTATCGTGGCTTGAAGCAGGTTGGCGAAGTGGAAGAATCTGCTTACATTGCTGGTTACCATCGTGCTACTGACGACATGGGTTGCCCAGCAAGCGTTCGTGATAAAATGAACGCAGAAGCCCCTCGTAAATATCAACTCGACAAGCAAATTGATGCTGAGAGCGAACAATTTAATATGGCCTTGGAAGAAGCCGAAAAGCGCCGTAAGAACATTGAGAATATGAAAAAGAACAGTCAGGCTAATCCTAACCCTCAGGAAAAAGAATCAAAGCCTGAGTCGAAGCCTGAAACTAAACCAAGCAGCGAAACCCAAACCAAGTAGAGGAATCGACATGGCCAAGGTCACTATTACTTTTGAAGACAAGAACGAAGGTGTCAGTGTTGAGGTTCAATCTGACCCTCCATTTCCCGAGAAGATGGAAGAAAACGCCATGGAATTGACAGATGCCCAGCAAATGGCTTTGTCTTTGACTATGATGTTCGATCAACAAATGCAAGAAGAAAACCAGAACCAGCAAGATTCGGAAGAAACAGTCAAAAATCAGTGCTGCGGTGGTGGAAAGTGTCAAAGACCAAAGCAGACTGAAACTTGAAATCCACACCAAAATGGTTAAGGGGGAAGATCCGATGATCTTCCCCCTCTTATTTTTTTTAATTATTTAACTTTAATGATGAAGGCATTATCTATTATTTTTAAGAGAAAATTATCATGATAACTAATTTCATGTATCCAGATAAAAAGAAAGTCAAATACACAATTGAAATTCCTCCAGAACCTCAACTTTTTGATAATTTTGAATTATTTAGACTTTTCACATGTTTAGGATGCTTCACAAGCCTCATAATTTTTGAAAATTATTTACTTGCTTTTTTTATCTTAGCAGTATGTGGTTTTTTGGCTACATGCATTTGGATAAGCACAATCAGAATAATGAGAATTAAGAAAAGAATATCATACCTCAAAATCATGAAAAAAATTTACGACACTCCTGTTCTCACCCAAGATGAAAATATTGCCACTTACAAATTTCTAGCACCATCAGAAAAGCTGGTAAAGGAAATTCTCTATCTCAATAAAATATTGGACTAATTTTGGCTGTCTTTGCTTTTAATCAACAACTCACCAAGAACTTCAAGCTTTCCGACAAGCTCTTGAAACTTAGTCTGATTCATTTCTTCAATATTTTCCATGTGGCCATGCAATTCAGTGCATGTCTTGACATATTCTTTTTTCATGTTGTCGAAATCAAAAACACCATTCGCTACTTTTGAATAAACTGGTAATTTAACCTTGAAATGATGATAAGTCAGCATTGCTGCTCCACCCTTTTCCTTTGCACCATTAACAATCTTTTCAGCACCAGATCCACGCTTCTCGGCAAAATCTTGCATTTGCTCAGATGCGCTTTCATTCAAACCACTCAATTTTAACCATGCGTACATTATTTACCTCTTCTTTTTTTGATTGCTGAAAAGCAAAATAAAATAGGAATTAAACCAAGAAAATTAACAGGAAATGTCGGAACAACCGAAATCCACCATATTCCAACTAAAATAACAGGAACAGATAAAAACCAAACAATCCAATTAGGCACAATTGAAACAAAACTTAGGCAATATAAAAATGGGCCAGAAAAAATTACAATTAGAAAAATCAAGGCAACCAATAATGCCAAACTTGCCATAAATACTCCAAAAAATTAATTTCTTGCCACTCTATTTATGTGGCAAAAAATATTTTAGTTTGGGTAAAACATGACACCAAAATTCACATCAGATTGGTTTTCTCATCATATTTCAGATTGGGAAATGTGGCTTCGTGATTTCAAGAATTTACCTCATTTAGATTTTTTAGAAATTGGCAGTTACGAAGGAAGGTCGGCAGTTTGGCTACTGGACAATATAATTCAAAATGAAACATGTAAAATAACATGCATTGATCAATTCGTTGATGACGATTATGAAAAAATTAACAATAAACCACTTAGAAAACAGTTTATGGAAAATTTAGGGCCATATATTGAAAAAGGTAAGATTACAATTTTTCAAAATCAAAGTTTTGATGCTCTCTCGGAACTCATAAGATCAGGAAAGCAATATGATTTCATCTACATTGATGGATGTCATATGGCCAAATCTGTAATGGAAGATGCCATCTTATCTTTCAAACTTCTTAAAAAAAATGGAATTATGATCTTTGATGATAATAATTGGAATGTAAAACAAAATATACATGAATGTCCAAGATTAGCAATAAACTCTTTCATGAGTGTTTATTCTTGGTACACTAAAATAATTTACTGTGGCGATCAATTAGTAGTAAGAAAAATATGATTAGTTTAATTGTACCTGTAATGAATAGAACAGATAGGATTGTTCCCTGTCTTTCAACTTGGATTGAACAAGAAGAAATAGACGAAGTATTAATCGTTGACTGGTCGTCAACACATCCAATCAACCAAGATCAATCTGTAAAAGAAATTACAGATCACCCTAAGACCAAGATTGTTCGTGTCGATGATGAAGAATATTTTATCTCAATGAGCTTTTCTCTCAATGTTGGGTTAGAAAATGCCACTCATGACCATGTCTTAAAATGCGATATTGACTATAAATTGACAAACCCAGAAATTCTTAAAATATTCAAAAGAGAACAAAATAAAAACCAATTTTATTGCGGAACCGTTCCAAAAAAGTGGGACTTTCATGGTTTTTCTTTTTTCAATAAACAACACGCTTTGAATATTGAAGGATATAATGAAAAAATCCGTGGATGGGGATGGGACGATGAAGACTTCTATAGAAGAATGGAAAAACAAGGACTAGAAAGAATAGTCATCATGAATATTGAAGAATTTCTTTACCATATTCCACATGATGATTCGCTTAGAACAGCCAATTATCCCCAAGATCAACAAAATAAAAATCAAACAAATAGGCAAAATTCACTTATATCCCAAGAATTTAGTTGTGGCTGTCTATCAACATACCAAATACTTATTGACACACCAAAATACAAGGAAATTATCAGAAAAAAATGAAACCCCTTCTCGTTACAGTAACTGGACACAGAACCAATACTCTCAAACATCAACTCATGCACTACAAGAATGAAATCAAAGATGCATTCATTGTCGCATATGAACATGAAAATTCTGACAAATCAACAAAAGAAGAAGTAGAAGAAATAGCAAAAGAACAAGGATTCAAAATCCACACAGTCAGAACTCATAGACCATTCGACTGGGAACAAGTTACAAATATATACAATGAAATAAAAGATAAGTATCCAGATGATTGGTGGATAATATCTGATGATGATGAGCTTCAAATTTATTGGGAGCCTATAGAAGATCTTATCCAAGACTGTGAAAAACATGGATGGGAATATGTATCAGGAGGATTCGTTGATAGAATCGGCCTAGAAGGCACTTTTCCTGAAATCAATCCTGAATCAAACCTTTGGGAAACATTCCCAGTAGCAGCCTTTTTTCGCTATCCATTAAGCAAAGCATGTCCCAACAAGACCTGCTTGGCAAAAGGCAGAATAAAAGTGTCTAACGGCCAACATTACATCAAGGAAGGCCAAAATGTAGTATGGGGAGCTAAAGGATGGCTTCACCCGAAAAGATACCCTGTCAATCGAAATTTCGTCCAAGTTCACCACTTCAAGTGGGACGACACAGTATTTCAAAGACTTCTCGATGTTGCCAATGTCAAACAAAAATATGCATACTCAGAAGAATATCAACTGATGTATGATTCTATCAAGAACAACAACTTTAGGATCGATATAAATAATTCTAATTTCTTTGCTATGAACATTCCTGAGAAAAATTATCAAGCATACACGCATTGGGGAAGGCTGAAAAACCTCATTTTACATATTTGACAAACAGAAGTATGTCGTGAAAGAGTCAATTCAACAAACCAAGAGTAATTAAAAATGGTTTACCCATCAATCGGAATCGACATCGACGGCTGCATCACCGATTTCCCAATCTTCTTCCAAGTTTTGTCAAGTTCTTGGCCGGGCAAGGTATTTATCATTACGATGAGATTCAGAAAAGATGATACAGAATTATTCCTCAAAAATAAAAATATACGATTCGACCAAATACACATGGTCAATTCATTTGCTGAAAAAGGCAATATTATCAGAAACTATGGAATATCAGCTTTCTTTGATGATCAGCCAGAAATCCTAAAGTCAATTACTCCAAACTGTGCATGCTTCCTCGTCAGAAACGAAGGGAACTTTGACTTTGAAAGAAATAAATTCACCATGTCTAGCAACACAGCAGATGTGATCTAAATTATTTTCCAGCAAATCAAATTTTACAAACCCGTCCTTGTTTGAAGGACGGAAGGAGAGAAAGCACACCATGAAGAGTATTTTTGTCAAATGGCTTGAAATTTATAGTCGAGACGAAAAAAAGTTTAACTTATTGGCCAAAAAAATTATTGGTCAAGATGCACCGCCAATTCAAGCATATGGTTGGGTTTACACAGACCCAGAAAAAGACTCAAAAACACATATAATTGGTTACATGAACAAAAGGTCAAGCAACAAAGCTATGACCGGAAATATAAGTTTTATGGCAGCATGCCGAGCCCTTTTGGAAATATCTGGCAATCGTGATGCACAAGCCGAAATCAGGAATATCGTATACCTTCATGAATTACGCAAATTTGGCTTTCATGAATTGAATCTAAGCATCGATCAGGCTGTTGGTCTTATCAATACAGATGTCAATCTAGATGTAGATGAATTCACATCCATGTTTCCTCTCATGGTTGTCAATTTCCCAGATGAACTTAGGCAAGTTTATTTGGAAAAAAATCAATTTTTTCCAAGCATCGCATTTGTTCGACATGAACCACAACAGGGAATGCTCCTCATAGAATTTATCCACCATTTTCAAGATTGGGACAATGTATCAAACGGTTGCCTTACCTTTTTCAGCAAGAAAAACAATAACATTTTTGATACAATTCAGGAAAAACTGAATTGGGATGAGACAAAATCCGTCATGAGGCCAGAAAGTATAGATGCTGCAAAACTTGCCATCAACAGCATTCTTCTCGCCCAAAGAACCAATAACATGGTCAGAATCGATAAAAATCAAAACGATCCAATACAACAACAATTCAAACGCACCATGAGGGGAACTGGAAACCTTGGTAAAATTACAGAAGCAACATTTTGGTCATTCCAGCCAAACCTAAAGACTTTCAACTCCCAGCAAGAATCTAGGTCTGGAGAAGAAAAGGGCAAAATTGTTCGTCCACACTGGAGGAGAGGACATTGGAGAAGAGTTGCACATGGAGAGAAAAGAATCGAAAGAAAATGGATGCACTTTCCAGCAGTTTTTGTAAACGCAGAAAGATTCGATGGGAAAATGAATCAGACTTTCACATCACATAATCTAAATTGACAATCAAACGCTCTTCCATCTTGGAAGTCCAATCTTTGCACGATTTTTTTGAATCTGAGCCAGAGCGGACAAAGGATCAAATCCCTTTGGCTCATTAGGTCCAAGGTCTGGTATTACAACCCGTCCTTTGTACATTCCTATATTTGTCGGACCTGCATCATCATGCTTGAAACCAGTAGCCCCGTACAACATTGACAAAGTATCCATCATGACAAGCATGTGTGGAAGCAAATCATCATTTCCACCATTATCACGCAAAGTTTTCAAACACAAATCTTCCCTCTCTTTTTCCGATGAAGGAAATCCGTCCATTTCAGGATTTTCATCTATAAGAACAGTCATGAAATCTGCTGCTTTACGCATTTCTTGTGGAACACCAATTGTATCAACCCAATGCTGTAAAATAGCGTAAATGTTGTCTCCAAGATATTTGACAGCAACAATTGGCGCTGGGACATCATCCCTTCCAGCAACCATTGTCGCCACATTCGCCTCAACCCTATTGGCAGACATCTTGACAACATGGTCAATTAGAAAATAACAACGACCTGCACCACCATCAGCATATGAAGGAGGAATTTCATCCGGCAATTCAACATTTAGACTTTTAAGCCAAGGAATTAAAGGGGAATTAGGATCAGTCCAATACTTCAAAGTCTCATCATGAGCTTTTCCCTCAGTTTTCATCTTGGACTTGCTAAACTTTGGAATGACAAATAAATTGCTCATCAACTTGGACAATTTTCCAACCTTGTCCTTCATCTCGCTTTTTGCAACGAATTCTCTGAATGTAGTCATAATTTTATTTACTAAATAATAACCAATTTCTTCACATAAAACCTTATATAATACAATCATATTCATCAAGGATTATTCATGTCGCAAGAAAGTCTTCATTATATTCAGTATCTTTCAGGAATTATTTCTGAAGAAAAATTCTACGAAATTGAAGAACAATTTAATGAAGGATTGGCCAGAAATCTTTTGGGGGCAGGCGCTCTTGCAATGGGAAGTCTTTTCGGAGGCGAAGCTTCAGCCCAAAGCGGAAGAGATCAAATTGATGCCATAAAGAACAAAATCTCTGATCATGAAGCGACTGAAAATGCAATAGAACTATTAAAGGATGGAAAATTAGATTTTCTTTTAATTAAAACTAATTTGACAGATAAAGAAAATAATTTTATCAATAAGATTGAGTATATCGTAAAAAAAAATCCACATGTTGCATTAGACATATTAAAAGAAAAACAGAAACAATTTTATTTGCAGTCTACACAAAAGGAAATAGATCAAGGTGGACTTGATCTAAATGATCCTGTTGTCAAATTGATATTTAAGCTATTTCCACAGTTCAAAAAAGCTATGGAAAAAGGTGGAAAAAATTGGGTTGAACTTGAAGGTCCAAGCACTTTATATGATCTTCAAAAGGAAAAAGACATAAAATGGAAGCAAGAAGATTTAGGTAAACTTTTAAGAAAATCAATAGAAGGCAATTTGCCTAATCGTTAAAATTTTAATTTAGCACAATTAAAATTAAAAAAAAACCCTAAATATAACAAACCTATTTACGAGGGTAAAAAATGTCACAAGAAAGCATGCATTATATTCAGTATCTTTCAGGAATTATTTCTGAAGAAAGATTCTATGAAATTGAAGAACAATTTAATGAAGGATTGGCCAGAAATCTTATGGGAGCAGGCGCTCTTGCAATGGGAAGTCTTTTCGGAGGACCATCTGCTTCAGCCCAAACACCACCTCCAGCAGCAATAACGAAGAGTGTCGATGAATTCGGTGTTGATGATGATGAAACCGTTCATCATGATGCAAAACAATACACAAAAGAACTAGTTGCCAAATTAAGGATTCACAGAAATGGTTTTGAAGACAAATATGGCAGAGAAGGAGCGGATTTAGGAAGAATGACAATCAATAAAATTATCAAAGCTGAATCTTCACCAAATGGAAAAAAAGTTATTGTGACTATTTCTGGAATGGCAAGAGGTACTAAAGGATCATTACCCGGAAAATCAGAAGAAGCGATTAAGTCTTTAATGGGTCAAGCAGGATCTGTGAGAGTTTTTGGAGTAGAAAATAGCGGCAAATGGATGGGAGAAGTTCCTGAAGACATCGTCTCTCCCGGTTCTAAATTATACCCATTTACTGCCCAAGTTGTAATCACGGGCAAATGAAAAAATTAATTTATATTTGAAATTCAAAAGCCAGTTGTTATGACAACTGGCTTTAATCATTTAATGGCTGGTGAAAAATATAGACGAAAATTATAATATAATCAATAATAGATATTTTAATTATGCAAAATATACCTCTATTCAAAGTTTTTATAGAAGAAAATTGCCATAAAGAAATATCTAAAACAATACAATCTGGATTCATTGGTCAAGGACAAAAGGTAGAAGATTTTGAAGTCGAATTGCAGAATCTCCTTAAATCTCCTTTCATAAATACAACGAATTCAGCAACATCCGCAATTCATTTAGCTCTCCATCTAATAAAAGAATTTTCAACTAAAACAAGAAATCAAGTCATCACAACACCATTGACATGCACAGCCACAAACATACCAATTCTTCACTACGAAATGAATCCAGTTTGGGCAGACATTAACCCAATGAACTGCAATATAGACATTGATGATGTTCATAAGAAAATAGACAAAAACACATTAGCAGTCATGGTTGTTCATTGGGCAGGTTATCCAGTCGATATGGATAAAATTAACGACATACTTGATCATCACCAAAGCAAAAACAAATTCAGACCATTCCTAATAGAAGACTGCTCCCACGCCATCGCAACAAGATCACATTATCCAACTGATAATAACTTCGCTGTATACAGTTTTGGACCAATCAAACACCTCACAACAGGAGATGGAGGATGCCTAGTTTCTCCAAACGAATACTTCCACAAAAAAGCCAAATTACTTAGATGGTACGGACTTGACAGAACATCTAAAAAAGACTTCAGATGCGAACAAAATATCGAGGAACCCGGATACAAATTCCACATGAATGACATCAATGCAACAATAGGACTTCAAAACATTAAAAAAATTCACGATATCGTCAACAAACATAGAAAAAATGCTGATTATCTCAGGAACAAAATAACCCAAGTGACACACCTTGAACACGAAAAACAATCATCAGACTGGATTCTCACAGTCCATGTGAAAAATAGAGATCAATTCGTTAATCACATGTCTGAAAATGGAATCCAAACAAGCAGAGTCCATGATAGAAATGATAAACATACAATTTTCAACAAATATAAAACAGAATTACCTAAAACAACACAAACTTGTGATACAATGATTTGCATACCTTGCGGATGGTGGCTCAATCAAGAAAACCTCGAACACATTGTCAACAAGGCAAATGAAGGAGATTGGAAATGTTCTCTTACGAATTGAATCTAAGGAAATTAGATCAAAAAGATTTGAATTTTTTACTCAAACTCAAAATGTCATCTCAAGAATATCATCACAGAACAGCAATAATAAACGAGACAGATCAAAATTTATGGTTCAATTCAATTCATCTTGATTCACATCATCCAAAAAGTGTTTACCTTGTGGGTTATTCAGAAGATGAAATGGATGTTGGTGTATTCGGACTCGCAAACATCAATTACATAAACGGCACAGCAGAAATACTATGTGACATAATTCCAGAACTAAGAAATCAAGGATATGGAGGAAAACTACTCAGATCTGGAATCAAATTTTCAAAATCAATACTTAATCTTAGAAAACTTGGATGCGAAGTACTCGAAAATAACAACCCTTGTATGAAAATGCTTACCAAAAATGGTTTCTCCCAAGAGGGAATCAAAGTTAAACAAGTTTTCAAAAATGGAGATTATCTAGACAGCGTTATATTTGGACTAATGCTGTAAATTTTTTCAAATTTAATTTCTAGCCCATCTATCCGACTTTCCACTATAATAATCTATTTTGCCCTTTCTTCTTGAACCAAAATTAAACTTCCCAGCAATATCCTCAACATCTCTTCCCTTTTCAACCCTTATCTTTAGATTGACTATATCTTTTTTAAGATCGCTAATCATGTTCGACAATATTGGCAATTTTTCCAAGAAATTTTCTTTCTCTTTTTCGCTAAGATTTTTTTCTTTACTTAGAACATTATAAACATTTTTTAATTTGATCAATTCATTTACAATATTTTTCACCTTATCAGATAAAACATTGACTCCCAACTCTCCTGATCTGTTGAAATTATCACGCATCTTTTCAATCAACTTTTCAAGCAAATCAAAATTTTTAATCTCTGACCTAGCAAAAGAAGTATGTGTTATGACATCAGACAAAATCATATTATAATCAGCACCAGCATCGAGAAGCTTTTCAATATATTTAATTTTTAAGGAATGACTTAAACCATTAGTGCTTAAAATACTTTCTCCCATTTCGCTCAAATGAATGCCACTCATAAGAGAATGACGAGAATCAGTATCATTCTTATCAGATTCAATTTGTTTTATCTCATGATCTAAAATATGATCGGCAATTTCCTCTTTACCCATATGCAAAGATTTTACCAATAAATTTATATTATTGGTACGAGCATTTTGCCAATTTTCATTATTTGAATAATCTTTGTCGTAATAATCTTCTCCAGAAAAATCAAATTCCCTGTCTTTCATTCCTTTAGGACGACCATACTTGCCTCCAGAATCGAAATGCTTCTTGAAGCTATCATCATCGCCTTTATCCAAACTTATGACCATTTTGGCGTGAGGATGTAATTTTTCTATATCTGAATTTTCCAAAGATGATAATTCATTTCCGGCAATATCAATACCAGCATGACTGTTTTGAATTATAACTGACTTATAAAGATTAAAATCTTTTTCTCTCAAAATTTCTCTTTCATCTACACACAAAGGAACAATATAACCTTTGCGACCAAGAGTAGCATTGATTTTTTTAGACATTCTTTTCCATAATTCATCAACCAATTCTTTATCCCCATTGTCAAGCAAAGTCCTCATTAAAAAGCCTTCTCCAATTTTTCCATAAACTCCCATTTGAGTAATATTATCGGCAAATTTAGAAATAACTTTTTTTCTCTCATCCCTCATGTTCTTGCTAATGAATTCAAATTCTTCTTCATTTATCGGGTAGGCATGAACATTGGCATCCACAGAAATTAAACGAAAATGCATATACTTTTTGCCCAAATCCTTGTCAGACAAAATATAATTTAACTGAGAACCAGTCATATTCAAGCCAGTAGAAACATATTGTTCCAACAAATCCCTTAACTTGTGCTTAACCAAGAAATCAAACTGCTCATCACTTAACTTGTGGCCACGACCTATGTAAGAACTCTTTTGAGCAGGATTTAATCTTATAAACCAATCATAAGAAAGATTCTCATTTCCCAAAAGTTCATTTTCTTGCTTCTCTAAATCATTGTGAGGATTGTTCTTGAATATCGAAGTGTCAATTCCTTTGCTTCTCAGATAAATAAAGTATTTTGTGTGATCCACATCTCTTAAATCGGAATTTTCAGGATTTTGACAACTTCCTGTCCTGTTAATCCTATCAGTCAATAAAATCTTGCCATAACTACCAACATCAACTACCACAATATCCAAATTATCATTCCTATTGGAATCAAAAACGAAATAAAATGTCGCAGCATGAGAATCACGATATGACTTAAACATTTTGTTTCCCGGCTGAGAAATACAAAATGTCGTTCCACGACCCAATATTATCGCATCAGCAACATTTTCAGCCTTGAAAACTTTAATACTATTATCACTATTCGCAAAAACAGGACGCAAACGGGAAATATCCTCGTCACTAGGACGATAACGGGAAGCAGATCTGCTCCTCTCCTCTTCCTCCATTCCATGCATCGCTGCTGTCCATTCCAAATAATTGGAATATTGCCTAAACTGAGTATTCAAATTTCCACTATCATCAAATGTAAACAACTTCATCTTGTTCCTGCCAACAAGACGATGATAAACATCAATGTCATTGCCCAATGTTCTTAAATCAGGCTGACTTTTACTAAAATAAGCAGCAACCAACAAATACTTGTTCTTCTCTTCAGGTTTGATCCCATCTGGCAATATCTCACCTAACTTAATCAAAAAATTAGTATCACCACCAACCAAATTCAACGCAATCTCAGAAGGCTTCTTAGCCTCATTAAAATAAAACCATTCACTAAAGTTTAACATGAATTATTTAGAGAATATCAACGAAATTTATTCTCTTTCCTTGACTATTTCAAATAGTCAACAACATCATCACCAATTTGTGCTTATTCATAAAATACATCTCTAACTATAAGAATATTCACTACTTCTTCTCGCTTGCAAATAATCAACTATATCCTTATGACCATTTTGTTCTGCACCAGCAATTGCATAATTATAATTACTTATTTCTGCGCCTTTGAATAAAAGATATTTAACAAGATTCAAATTACCAGCCGATGCTGCATTAGCAACTGCGTTTTTACCTATTTCTATTGGAAATTTATTTATTTCTTCGGCTTTATCAATAAGATCTTTAACAAAATCTAAATCACCAGTTGCCGATGCAGAAGAAATTAATTTTTCGCTAATTGGGACACCTTTTTTTACAAGATATCTAACAAGATCAAAATTTTTATCTCTTGTTGCTACAAGGACTGCGTCATGGCTAACTGGGGCACCTTTTTCTACAAGATATCTAACAATATCAAAATTTTTATCTTTTCCCGACCTCACTGTTTGCCATATTGCTACAAGGACTGCGTTTTCGCTAATTTTAGCACCACTTTCTACAAAATGCTTAACAGTATCAAAATCATTAAATTCAATTGCCATGTTTATTTTGTTATAATCTTCACTATCATTTATTTTCTCATAATAGCTTTCTTTCTGTTTAGAACTCAATAAATAATATTCTTTAGCAGTTAAATTTCTACTATTCTGATCAGAAATTAATCTATTATGAATATAATTGTCCTTCAAATCACGAATTTTTGCTATTTTATCAATTTGATAATCATCTAATGGCAACCCAGTTTTAACATATTGAGTCAGCAGAGAATTAAACTTGTTATCCAATAAAAAATCAAATTGCTGATTAGTCAATGGATGCCCTCTTCCAATATATTTTGACTTATAATCAGGAGACAAAGAAATAAACCAATTCAAATCACCTTTAGCTTCTCCTAATTTTTCATCTTCTTCTTTTTCTTCTGGCGACTTGGGAATATTTACAATTTTTGATAAATCAATACCCTTCTCCTTAAGATATTTCATATAAGACTTAGGATCAGTAGTCAATTCTCCAGTATATGGATCTAATGTTTTGCCAGTCGTATTGACCTTGTCTGTGAGAACAGTTTTATATTGTGTTTGATCAACAACCACAATACCCAATCTGTCATCCCTCGTATCATCATACACAAAATAAAAGGTGCTAGTCTGATTGTCACGATAACTTTGCCACATTCTGTTTCCGGGTTGACTTATGCAAAAACTCTGACCTTTTCCAAGTATAATACATTGTTCTGTATTGTTAGCTTTATAAACCCTTATCTTGCCACCTGAGCCAGTCAAAATTGGCTTCTCATTCTGGAAATCAATATCGCTAGGCTTAAAATTAGATTTTTCCTTATTTGATTCTTCTCCTTTATTTCCATGAATAATCTGAGTCCAATAAAGATAATTATCCCAAGGACTAGGTGGTTTTTTAGAAACTAAATCCACAGATATCATTTTCATCTTGTCTCTGTTCAAATAACCAATATAATCCTTTATATCGATTTTAATTTGATTCAAATCTTTAGTTTTACTGTAATAATATGCTGCTAGCAATAATAACTTATCTGCATTTTTATTGTTTTGTGGAATAACTGTGGATAAAGCATTCAAAACAGCACCAGCCAACTCTGATGCCAAAGCCTTCTCTTCTTTGGTTTCATTTATCAATAACCATTCACGAAAGTTTAACATGAATTATTTAGAGAATATCAACGAAAATTTATTGTCTTTTTTTAACTGATTTCAAATAATCAAAAATATCATTACATAATTTTTATCAATCAAGACTCAATCCAATCCTGTCCATTATGAACTAAAATTTTAGTCACAGGTAAAGAACTTTCTCCTGTGTACTTCAAAGCCATAGGATTCTTTCCATAATTATTCTGGAAAAACCAAGATTCTAACTTTTTATGCAATTCTGGATTACGATCCTGATGAGCATAATAAAAAGGAGCTATATTAGATGCTGCTCCTGCACTGTAATAAGGGTTATCATTCAACAAAGGATCACGAACACTTCCGATTCTACCGGGAAATTTACCATACAAATTTCTGTATTCAGGATTCTTCTTGATAGTCGAAAATGGAACTGGCTCGGCATCAATACCAGTCAACTTTTCTCCAACTTCATCCTTTGACAAATATTTTTTTGTCTTGTCTGTTAAATTAACATCTCCCAACTTGTTCAGCTTTCCAACTCTTTTAGAAGCATAAGTAAGAATGTCTTTCGCATGATTCTCAATGTCCAAATCCCATTCACCAAAATCAATATTTGGAACATCTATTACAACAACTATAGGATTACCCTCTAAAGAACCCTTCAAACCATACAATTCTCTTTTCATACGAGCCAAAGCATGAGTTTTTGCGCTTTCATCCGATGTCCAAAGAAACAAACCACCTCCCTGACCATGACCATATCCCGAAGACCTAGCACCATCCCTCTTAAATGAATTCAATACCTCATCGTCCTTTCCAGAACTAGTTCCATGATAAAACCTGAAAGGACCACTAATAACAAAATCATCAGAATAAACCTCATCATGTCGAAGCCAATCTTTGAAATATATCATAAATTATTAATCCCATTTATCTATAAATCCACTCACTCTGACGCATATATCCCGGCATTCCTAATCCACGCATCCCAGCTTCCCAATCTCCACGACTACTAACCTTCACTCCACCCAATCCTAACTTCTCCATAGCAGCCTTCTTCTCAACTGGATTCATCAAATGTAACCTCTGACGCAATTCCAATTTCTCACGATCAGAATCACTCATAGCCACACCAACATTTCCACCCATTACCTTACTTATATGTACCGTTCCCAACAAAGGCGTACTTACAAAAACATCCTTACCTACAAAATATTCTTCCATAGACCTCAAACAATCTACCAAATTGCGTGAATATACAGATTTCTCATCATTCCAAAAACTCACTAACAAAAACTTAACCTTCATATTATCATCTTTTTTCCTACTATCAAGAAATATAGACCAATTTCCCATCCTTCCCATTAAATCATGCTTAATTCCCTTTACCCTGTAATCATAACTACTATCATATCCCAAACTGTCCCGCCTATCCTGCAACTCATCCCTCATATCAATCAAATCTACATGATTCCTAAAATTAATATTGTCAACATCACTAGTATACAACTTACCACCAGATACCACTTCCTTACCCAAATATATAAATAGACGCTTAATCTGATTAGAACCTAAACCAAATATGTCATCAGGTATGTCATCAGGACTCATATAAGGCCCCTCTAAATCAACATCAAATGACTCCACATAACTCAACCATTCCCTAAAACTCATAAATAACTCCACTCACTCTGATGCCAAATCCTTCTCTTGTTTGCTTTCATTAAAATAAAACCATTCACGAAAGTTTAACATGAATTATTTAGAGAATATCTTAAAGATATTGCATTCGATAAATAGATTAAAATAAATAAAAAGGAAAATTATGAGCAAATTTTGGCTAGTATGGTGCAGAACTATGGGATGCAAAATAAGCGATGATAAAATAGAATCAGATACTGCCTGCCTAATTCGCACATTTTGGTGGATCATGCACATAATCACTTGCGGATTCATCATCGCAAACTGCATCAGACATTGGAATAATTGAAAACAATAAACATAATTAAATTATGGAAAAACCTAAATGGACGATAGGAACTGTGAATTGGAAATCAATTGAATTCATTGAATATCAATTGAAATATTTTCATGAATACAATCAAGACTTTGAATTTATAGTTTGTGATAATGAAAGCAATGTTGAAACTCCTAAATTCAAAGATCTCAAAGAGAAATATCCAAAATTAAAATTGGTGAATTCGCAATCGAGGAATTGTGCATGGAGCGCACACGGAATTGGTCTCAATCAATGCATGAAAATCGCAGAAGGAAAATACATCTTGTTAATGGACCCAGACTTTTTCTGGATGAAGAAAGATATTCTTTCATTTTTTGAAAATTATTTCAAAATGGGATATCACGCTATTGGAACAGAATATGCCGGAACTGACTTTCCAATGCCTTGGGGAGCAGCTTATATTACTGATGAAATTAATGATTTAGATTTAATCGTAAAAACATCTATTTGTGAAAAATGTAACATTTTGGTTTATGATAAAATGTATGACACCGGATGGCAACTCAGAATACGATTAAGCAATAAACCACATCATGCATTCAAACAAGTTTTGAATCAAATTCCAAATCTAGGAAGATACAACACTAATTGGTCGCAAACATATATTCATGATAACAAAGCTATAGCTCACCATTTCAAAAGCGGGAGTCAAATAGAAAAAACATATAATGAACAACAAGTTAAAGAAATAAGAGAAAAATATACAGATTGGATGTGGAATCAATTATATGATTAATTTTAATTTATATTTTACTAAATTAGTTCATGTCGAACAAATGGACGATAGGAACTGTGAATTGGAAATCAATTGAATTCATTGAATATCAATTGAAATATTTTCATGAATTTTCTGATGACTTTGAATTCATAGTTTGCGATAATGAAAGTAGTGTTGAAACTCCTAAATTCAAAGATCTTAAAGAGAAACATCCAAAATTAAAATTGATAAATCAACATTGGAAAAGTGATTCATGGGCCGCACACGGAATTGGTCTCAATCAATGCATGAAAATCGCAGAAGGAAAATACATCTTGTTAATGGACCCAGACTTTTTCTGGATAAAGAAAGATATACTTTCATTTTTTGAACACTATTTCGATCAAGGCTACCATGCAATTGGAGCAAATTACATGCATATGAGAACAAGTTTTCCAATGATTTGGGCAGGAGCTTATATCACTGATGAAATTAGAGATTTAGATTTGATGACAAGAAATCCTCGATGCGAATCTTGCAAAAATTGTATTTATGATAGAGATTACGATACTGGTTGGCAAATCAAGATAAGACTTGGTAATAAACCTCACTATTCATTTGAACAAATTCAAAACCAAGTTCCAAATTTCGGCAAATATAATAATAGAGACTCAGAAACATATGTTTATGATACAAAAGTTATAGCTCACCACTTAAAAAGTGGAAGTCAAATAGAGGAAGATTATACCCAAGAAAAAATCAAAGAAATAAGAGAAAGATACACAGAATGGATGTGGAGTCAATTATACGATTGATTTTAATTTTCACTGCAATAAATGTCGAAAACAAGATTGAGGATTTATGGATAAATTAAAATGGACGGTAGGAATAGTAAACTCAGATTCTTTAGAATTTATTGAACATCAATTGAAATATTTTCACGAATTTTGTAGTGATTTTGAGTTTATTGTTTATGATAAAGATAACATTAAAAAAAATACTTTTTTAGATGATCTTAGCAAAAAATATAAAAACACAAGAATAATTCAGACTCCTAGTTTATCACATGGAATGCATTCTTATGGACTTGGATTGAACGCTTGTGTTCAAATGGCTAAAGGAAAATATATCTTGTTAATGAACCCAGACTTTTTCTGGATGAAGAAAGATATACTTTCATTTTTTGAACATTATTTCGATCAAGGATATCATGCAATAGGAACAGAATATTGGAGTCATTCTTTTCCAATGCCTTGGGGAGCCTCTTACATCACAGATGAGATTAGAGATTTAGATCTAAGAGCAAAAGCCCATCCTTGCGATAAATGTCACACTTGGGCCTCTGATCGTGATCACGATACTGGTTTTCAAATAAAAATAAGACTAAAAAATAAACCATTCTTTTTCTTCAGATCTTCTAAAAATAATCAAATTCCTGATTTGGGAAAATCAAACACCATATACGCACAAACATTCGTCTATGACGAAAAAAACATTGCACATAATTTGAATGGTGGTTGCCAACAAAAAGAAGGACAAAATAAAGATGAACTGATTGCGATTAAAAAGAAGTACGCAGAATGGATGTGGAGTCAATTATATGATTAATTTTAATTTATATTTTACTAAATTAATTTATGTCGAAAAAATGGACAATAGCTTTAGTTAACTGGAATTCTTTTGAATTCATTGAATATCATGCTAAATTTTTCCATTCATTTTGTGATGATTTTGAGTTTTTAGTTTGTGATAATACAAGTCCTTATCAGTCAGAAGAATTAGATGCTATTGCTGAAAAGTATGAAAAAGTAAAAATTATTTATCCTGATGGTAAAAACTTATCTCACGGAGGTGGAATCAATAATTGTTTAGGTGAGGCATCAGGTAAATATATTTTGATTATGGACCCAGATTTTTTCTGGATGAAGAAGTCTATCTTAAAAATTTTTGAACATTATTTTGATCAGGGTTATCATGCGATTGGAACGGAATTTTGGGATCATCCATTTCCGATGCCTTGGGGAGCAGCATACTACACTGATGAAATTCGTGATTTAGATTGTACTGCCAGAGTTGAAAAATATTGTGATAAATGTAATAACAAGATTTTGGACAAGTGGTCTGATACTGGCTGGGAGATAAGAGTTAGGTTGCATAATCAGCCTCATTTTGGTTTTAGAAGAGTTATGTCTACATGTGTTCCTTATATGGGAAATCATTTTTATGCATTTAGGCCGATCAGCTTTGTATATGATGGTAATTTTATTGCTCATCATTTGATGAGGGGAGAATACAAGGACACAGATTGGCATAAGGATTTTGTTAATGATGAGATGATTTCTGCGAGAAAAAATTACATTGAATATTTCTGGAACAATTTACAAGATTGAGGATTTATGGCTAGGTTAAAATGGACGATAGGCACGACAAATTGGGATTCTTTGGAATTCATACAATATCATGCAAAATTTTTCCATGAATTTTGTAGTGATTTTGAATTTATTGTTTATGACAACGAGAACATTCAAGGAACTGCTTCTTTCGATGATATTCGCAAAAAATATAATAACACAAAAATATTTCAGACTCCTAGTGTATCGCCGGGATGTCATGGACATGGTTTGGGATTGAATGCATGTGTTCAAATGGCTAAAGGCAAATACATCTTGCTAATGAACCCAGACTTTTTTTGGATGAAGAAAGATATATTGTCATTTTTTGAAAGTTATTTCAAGATGGGATATCATGCTATTGGCACAGAGTATTGGGGGAATACTTTCCCGATGCCTTGGGGTGCAGCTTATATTACTGATGAAATTAAAGATTTAGATTTGAGGGCTAAATCACATCCTTGCGATAAATGTAACAATTGGGTTTATGATCGTGATTATGACACTGGTTTTCAATTAAGAATAAGACTGAAGAATAAGCCATTCTTTTTCTTTAGAGAGTCTCAAAAAAGTTCAATTCCTGATTTGGGAAAATTAAATGACATGTATTCGCAAACATTTGTGTATGATGGGCGTAACATTGCACATCATTTGAAGGGAGGTAGTCAACCAAAAGAAGGCCAGAATAGAGATGAACTGATTGCGATTAAAAAGAAGTACGCAGAATGGATGTGGAGTCAATTATATGATTGAAAAAATAAACAAAATCTTGAAATCAAATCCATTCTAATTGAAGCTCATCAATTATTTATACCGAAATTTCAGGATCATTTTGGACAATGTTTGGCTGATTAATTTGATTCCTACTATTCTTTGTTCTAAGCCAATCATTAGGAAGTCCAAGACTTATTCCATATTCCTCTTCACCTTCGTATTTTCTAGCTGCCAACGGATGTCCAGAATAGGCATGTTTTCTTGTGCTCAACCATCTATTTAATAATGTTCTATTTGGAGGATAATTACCATTAACTTTGTAATAGTTGGCAAGTTCCTCAATTTTTTGATTATTTTTTTCTTGTAATTTTTCAGTAGTAATTTGTAGTTTGAGCCAATCATTCGGAAGACCAAGACTTATTCCATATTGCTCTTCTCCTTCATACTTGTTTAATTTTCCTCTTCCTGCATATGTTTGTCTTTTTGCTTTAATCCAATTATGCAATTTTTCTTCTTCTTTTAATTTGGCAAAAGGGTATCTTTTCCATTTTGTATAAAATTCCGCAAGTTCTTCTACTTTTTTGAAATTTTGATTTTTTCTTAATTTGTCAAGTTCTACTGACAAATCTGGATTTATTGGTATCGATTCATCATTAAAAACTTTTTCTCTTTGGTCTCTAACTTTTTCTGGAACTAAAGGATTTGCGTAATTTTCTTGGAATCCCTCTGACTTAATGAATTCTTTTATGATATTTTCCATATTGTTAATTTCCCAATAAGGAATCACAAGAAGAGGAATATTGTTTTCCTTGCAAAAATCATATTTTATTTTGTCTCTTAAAACACTTCCTTTGAAATGTGTAATTTCTCTGTGCCAATGTTTGGTAAATTTATAATGTTGCGCTCCATGAAATTCAACAACATATCTTCTGTTGTTTTCCTCAACTAAAAATGAAGCATCAAATCTCAAACATTTTTTATTGACACATTTATCAAACTGATATTGAACATCATGAGATCCAAATAATCTTTTAAGTATTTCGCCAAGTAAAACTTCACCCTTCGATATTGACGGAACTATTGATTTATTTTGTCTTATGATTGGAGAAATAGTTGCAGTGCCATCTACAAATTCTGATTCTTCTCGATATAACCAAAGTTTGAAATTCATCAATTATTTATGAAGAAATAATCGGATTTATGACAATAAAGAATAAATTATTTGCGGTTCTTCTTCATAAATCTTCCAACATTTGGAAGAATCAGGAAAACTTACCGGATATCCCATCATCTTGAAATCAAATCCATTTTAATTGAAGCTCATCAATTATTTATGAAGAAATTTCAGGATCATTTTGGACAATGTTTGGCTGATTAATTTGATTCATACTATTCTTTGTTCTAATCCACTTTGTTCTAAGCCAATCATTAGGAAGTCCAAGACTTATTCCATATTCCTTTTCACCTTCGTATTTTGCAACAGCACCTCTTCCCTGATATGCTTGTCTTTTGCTACTAAGCCAATTTTTTAATTGTTTTTCTGATTCTATTTTGCTTCTTTCGCTGGGATATTTTCCATTATCCCTGTAAAATGCAGCAAGTTTTCTTATTCTATCGTAATGTTCTTCTTTTGTAGTAATAATTTGTGGTTTAAGCCAATCATTCGGAAGCCCAAGACTTATTCCATATTCCTCTTCACCTTCGTATTTTGCATATTTCCCTCTTCCCAGATATATTTGCCTTTTGTCAGCAAGCCATCTTCCTAATTGATTTTCTGATTCTATCTTGCTCCCAATACTGGGATATTTTCCACTATCTCTGTAAAATGAAGCAATTTCTTGTATTTTTTGATTATTTTTTTCTTGTAATTTTAATTTTTCATTAGTAATTTGTAGTTCGAGCCAATCATTAGGAAGTCCAAGACTTATTCCATATTCTTTTTCTCCTTCATATTTTCCAACAGCACTTCTTCCCTGATATGCTTGCCTTTTGCCATTAAGCCAAATTCCTAATTGTTTTTCTGATTCTATTTTGCTAAATTGTCTGGGATATTTTCCATTATCCTTGTAAAATACAGCAAGTTGTCTTATTTTTTGATTATTTTTTTCTTGTAATTTTTCTTCACTAAATTGTGGTTTAACCCAATCATTAGGAAGTCCAAGACTTATCCCATATTGCTCTTCACCTTCGTATTTTGCAGCACCAGACCCTCTTCCCAGATATGCTTGTCTTCTTTTATTAAGCCATCTTCCTAATTGTTTTTCTGATTCTATTTTGCTTACAGTGCTGGGATATTTTCCATTATCCTTGTAAAATACAGCAAGTTGTCTTATTTTTTGATTATTTTTTTCTTTATTTATGGTTGGATAAATAGTTGCAGTGCCATCTGCAAATTCTGATTCTTCTCGATATAACCAAAGTTTGAAATTCATCAATTATTTATGAAGAAATAATCGGATTTATGACAATAAAAAATAAATTATTTGCGGTTCTTCTTCATAAATCTTCCAACATTTGGAAGAATCAGGAAAACTTACCGGATATCCCATCTTCCATTCTAAACTAATTCCAAGCTCATTTTTGCCAAAAGCACAATGTGTCATATTCTTGTTCCAACATTTTTCTTTGCTGGTGTGATAAATGTTTCTTGTCATGTTAAATATCAATTTTTTTCCAATTAAAAGAAAATGCGTGACTCTTAGACCAGTTGAACGAACAAGGTCTAAATACAAACCAAGAACAGTACCAAGACATTCTCCATGAATTGGATTTACTGGCTATTCTTGAACTAGATTCCGACCTGCCAGAAGACCAACAGTAATTTTCTGATATGCTTTTAATGAACATGTTCATTTTACTTCCCATCTAAAAAACTAATTTTAGAAATGTTGCTCCAGTTAACAGATCTTTTTGCATTGAATACATTTGATTCATAAAAATGCAAAATACCATGATCAGATCGACACAATGTGTCAAAACTAAATCTAGCAAAAGATATAAATCCCGTGAAACAAAAACATGAAGACAAATTATTTTTCTTGAAAATCATGATTCAACCACTCTTCCAGAATCTTGAAAAGGGATTTTAATCATCCATTCACAACCATTTGCTTCAAGATTTACCACATGAGCAACAATTTCCAATCCAGTTTGATAATGATTACTATCAGAATATCTTAAAGTTTCTTCAGCTTTTGCAAGAGCCTCATGTCTATTATTCGCAACCACATCAATCGTGTGTGTTTGCGTTGATGTAATCTTTACAGTGTAATTCATATGCTTTTCCTCCAAGACTTAGACCAAGCCCAAGCCCTAGACCTAGACCACGACCACGACCACGACATGGATTTAGACCAAGACTTAGACTTAAAACCAGAACCAGAACCAGAGTAAAACAAAGACCAACATTCAATCTGCGAAAAACTATTTGTTCTAAGAATCATATATTTTTACTCCAAGACTTAGAAAAAGCCCAAGCCCTAGACCACGACCAATACTTAGTCCAACGCTGAAGAACAGACCAGCATTTAGATGACCTGTTGCGATTGTGTTTGAATATCACAAATCACCATTAAACAAAGTCATGCAATCTTCTGAAGAATTAACTATATTCTGCGACCAACAAAAAGATTCCCCAAAAGACCAAGAATTATTCCACCAAGACCAAGACCCCCATCTGTTGTCGGCAAAAGTCCTGCAACAACATTCTCCTGTCCTGAACATAAATCACCACCAACTACTATAAAAAACATAAAGTCCATCACCTATTGCTCTTCTAGCCTGATAAATGAAATCAATATCATTCCTGATCGATTCATCATCAGGATGATTGTCTCCAAAGAAAAATCCTTCCGTATGAGGAAGATTTCCCAATCTAACATCTTTTTCCAAATCTTCTAAATCTTCTAATTTAAGAGAAACATAATCACAATTGAAATCTCCTGTACCACCTTTTCTAAAGAATAGATTTCTCATCCACCCATGAAGATCATGATGCTTACGCCAGTAAAATAATTGATTCTTATCGAGCCCTTCCACAAAAATCGGATTAATGTCTTTCATTTCAATAAAATCTTCTTTTTTAATTGAATAAACAAACATATCAAGTCCCATTATCCACTACCTTTCAAAATCAACTTGGCTTCAGACATATCTAAAAAACAATCATAACCCTCTACCAAAGCACAATACTTACCCTGCCTAGAATTGTACTCCCTACGATAATCAATACCTCTCTCTAAATCCATAACAAAAAATTTACCACAACGAATTGCAAAACCCAACACAATAGCCTTAGCATCTAACAATTTACCCAACTTATCATGACGAAAATGTATCCTCCCCAAATCAACCCAATATGTCCCCCAATCTACCATCAACTCAACAGGCCTATCTCCATACCTGAAATCAGTCAAATTACTAATCTTGCCTGAAGGCAAAAATTCCCGATCACTATCAGAACCAGATAAATCCAAACCAAATAAATCACCAACAACATCCTCAATCAACCAACCAAGAACAAGATCAGAACCATACTCCAATACCGACCTCTTATCACGATGACTTATATCCAACATCCGATTAACATATGATAACTCAATCTCGTTCAAACTATTAGTCAAAATACCCTTAAATAACTTAAACTTGTCAAGATTAGTACCAGAAAAAACAAGACCACGATATCTGACCAGATAATCCAAAAGATCTAATCCCTCTGAAACACAAAAATCACGAAGCAAATTCAACTTCTCGCCTATCATGATCAAACTCCATTAAAATTCGCCTGACCAAAACATAGACCAACTCCAAGGCGTAGACCTATATAATTGCTTTCCACGAATCCACCATGTCGAACGAACACGCCTGTATCCCTCGATAGTGCGCCAATTGGACATCATTGTCGATCTAGACCATTCTCTGGATTTATTATGCGTATTTGCCCTAAGAATCATTAGAATATCCATGAATTTCTAAAAAACTACTTATATCTGCAAGAAGATCAATGTTTTGCTCTACTTTTTCTTTTGGCCAATTCCACCATTCTATTTTCATTAACTGATCTATTATATTTTTTTCAAATCTATATCTAATTATTTTCGCAGGATTACCCGCAACTATGGCAAAAGGAGGCACATCTTTAGTAACAACTGATCTAGCACCAATTATAGAACCATCACCAATAGTAACACCACCAAATATCATCGATTCTGTTCCTATCCAACAATCAGAACCAATTAAAATTGGACCCTTGTCTCTTCCCTTCGGATAACTGGAATTAGGATAATATGACCTAAATCGAAAATTGCTCACAGTAGGATTATCCATAGATGCATGATCTATTGGACCACCACACAAAAATGTGACCCTTCTTGCTATCCCTGAATAATTACCAACAGTAATTTGGTAATTAGGGAAATGCATGATGCAATCTTGAGCAATACTGGAAAGTGTGCCAAGAGTTATTCCCATGTCGTCACCTCAGCCCCAATCATACCAAAAAAAAGACGAAAATCAACTCTTTTCTAATATGATTGAGATTATTCGCTGTAAGACCAACACGCACAACAAATGTGACCATTCTGAACAGAAAAAATAGCAAATCCAGAGTAAGAACAATGATTGTTCCATGATCTGGAAACCGATATTTCTCCAGACCAACACCAATTGGTGTGATTGTAAGAATTTATTCTAGTAATCATGGTTAGATTCCATGCTTGATAGGTTTAATTAGATAAACGACACCAGAATCATAATCTATAAAATCGACGACATCCATTTTATACTTATTCTTTAACCAAATATCAAAAGAATTATAAAAGTCTACAATCGAATCATCATAATTTTTCAGCTTCTGAATGTGATCAAGAGGAATTTCAAGTTTAACTTTATGCAATTCCTCTGGTTCTGTGATATTCCACCTATCAACCAGATCAGTTTCATTTTGCCAAAATTCTTTTGCTTCTCTATCACTCAGAGGAATCCAATTTTTAGCATCATTAACCAATGATGAGAAAAACTCATTGTCTGTTTTTTTATTCTCATTCAACCATTCCGCAAAAGAAAATTTATTTTCTTTAACACAATTTGGAACTGTTCTTCCACCTTTCTTTTTCATGCCTACTTGCTTATAACCTCTCCAACAAGCCTCATTCATGATTTTTCCTCACTGACATAAAATACTGGAATTTGTTCCTCTTATCAAAAATCACGGTGCCCATTTATCATACTTCTCGTCTTTTTGTTGAACCCAATTACGATCATGACCATGCTGATTGATCCTATATGGCAATTCAAAACCAAATATTATTTCCATAGGAGAAGAACTAGAATTGTAAATACTACCAGTGTTGTGTATATTAGAAAATAATTTCTTCTGTTCTTCAGGTAAATTTTTAGCCCAATTATAATAATCTTCCTGAAAATCCAAATACTTCAACTTATATTTCTGAATATCATTAGCATCATCTACAATCTTATGAATATTATTTCTTATAAGTTCTATCTTTTCTAAAACATTTTTATACTCTTCTTTCATGCTCTTAAGACGATTAAAAAATTTATCATTTTCCACAGATTTCTTCCACTCATCAAAATCCATAGTTGCTACTACATCACTTATTATAACAGAATCATATGACCTATAACCCCTTTCATCTGAACTCAAATATTCACCACCAGTATCGTGAACAGTCTTTTTAATCTGCTCAATAACTATATCGTCAATGGCTTCATATCCAGAAAAAGGATTATATAAATTAGGAATCTTCTTCACAAAACTTGTTCTGTATTTTATAGGATATATCTCAAATTCATAAGAAATATACTTAGAAGGATTCTCTGGAGCCTTTTTGCCCGGAGGAACCATCACCTCGCCCGGATACTTAGGAATCTCAATTTCACCAGACCTAAGTTTGGCAATAGTATCTTCAAAAGATACAGAACTTTTCATGTTATTTACAGCATCTTTAACCAAAACATTAATTGATATCATACGACCTTTTTCTACCTTCTGCTCCTTACCTTTATAACGCAAAAATACAGCATTCTTTTCTACCCTATACTCAAAATCATGAGGAATCAAATTGTGCAAATCCACGCAACCAGCGCAAACACCGGGATCAACTATTATAGCACCACTATTCTTATCGCTAGGCTTAGTGTCAAACTTGAAAATACATTCCTGAAAATGAAAAAAACAACATCGACCTTCCTTACCTCTCTCAGGAAATGCTATTTTATGAACACCTTCAATTTCACCAATTATACCTCTTCTACCTTCACTCCAACTAACCTTTACCTTCTGCCCCCTCTGCAAATCATGCTCCAATAACTCCTCATATACTGACTCATTCAAAACACCAGCTAACTTCAAGATTTCATATTTTTCTTTCATGATATACTCCATAAAACTATAATCTTATATATCACTTATTCAAACTTTGTAACATGTCCACAACCAAGCTTTTCGTATAAATTCCGACCAGAGATTATATCATGATCTGTCATCACACAACCCTCACAAATATCTCATTAGACCATTGATGATTATCAGAAAAACATTGCGATCTCGTTACCCAAGATCTACTGAAAAATCTACTCAAATCTTGATAAGATGTGAAAGCACAACTACTTGTATGACTGTTAACACGAACAAGAGATTCTTCCTTCCAGATAGAATGCTTCGGTGTATTTGCACTAAAATTAATCATAATCCCACAATACCTCAACCAATCCAAACCGTAAAACCATAAAAAACATTTTTATACACAAAAATAACTAAATAATTCATGAATAATTTCAAGTATTGGCTAAACATACAAGAAGGACTAGCTCTAAAAGGAGGATTCAAAGGAAGCTGGTTCCAAAGACTAGTAGCAGCAATGTATGTACTAGCACCAGAATCAGAACAAGAAGCAGTCCAACTCTACATAGCACCAAATGGACTAACAAACGCAATCAATCACCAATTCAACCAACTACAAACCAAATACACCCACCACCTAAGCAAATCCGACCCATTCAAAAGCAGCAAAGAACTCGCCAAACATATAGATGACCAAAAAAAAGCAGGAATCAAAAAACCATCTGTACCTTCATATGACGCAGAACTAGGTCCAAATATCACACAAGACCAAAAAGGGCACCCAGTCTGGAATAAAGACCAAGACCAAAAATTCGGATGGGTACACGACCTCTTAACTCACTATGCCGGTAAATTACCATTCGATGCCCGTGGAGAAGCAAAAGCTTACCTCAAACACCTAAAAACACTACCACCTCATTTAGCACCAATACTATTCACAGAAATTATCGCCCAAACATCATACTACTACATCTATGGAGACTTCCCTAAACAAAAAGTAACTATACTCAAAGACTTCGATCACATCAATGTCGGAAAACTTAACCCACAATCAAAACTAAATCAATTCTTTGAATTCAAAAACAAAGAACTTATACCCAAAAAAAATATAAAATTAGAAGAACTAAAATCAGTAAACCCACTACTACCAACTATACTCAAAAACCAAGAATCAAGATGGCATAACAACGACAAACCTAAACACAAACTCGATACACTAAACCAAAATTAATTACTTCCCAAATGAAGAAAATTTAATCAATATCAAACCACTAAACATCATCAATATACCAACCAATCCAAACCTATCAAACTTAATCCCAAATACCAATATAGGCAAAAAATAATATACAAATACCAATGTAAAATCATAAATCATGCTAAAACAATATATCTCACTCTCATCAAAAGAAGATGAAGAAGATATAATCCTAACACCAATAAACCAAAGATAACTACATATACCACCCAATAATACACCTAAAGGAATATACCACCATAAAATATGAAAATCCTTCCTGTAACTAATAAAACATGATAAACAATTAAAAAGAAAAGCAAAAAAAAGAATCAAATATTGCATAAAATAATACCCAAAAATAAATCCGCCCACAATAAATGTGAACGGATTTATTAACACAACTAAACTAAAATCAATCATCCAAAGAAAAGTAAGCCCACTGAGGCTGATATATTAACTCAACTGCATTCAAAGATATCACCACAGATGAACCAATAACATCCTCACTATTAGGACGCTCACTATTCGACGCACCACTACTCTCAACTGCCCTAGCCTGCGCCAAAATTAAACAATCATCTGTAACCTTAGACAATATACCACGATAATTAAACCTAGCACACAATACAGCTAAAGGCTGACCCAAATAATCCTTCAAAATACTAGCCATATTCTCACCAGTAGATAACTCAGGAGAAATACGACTAAATGACCTCTTAACAGACATTTCAAACTCCATTCTATAAAAAATTAATCAACCACAATCCTCGACTCAGATTCCAAATAATTATATTCCCTCTGACGAGATACACATATCCACTCACCACAAGGCAATGTCACTACATTATGCTCGTCATGACCAACAGTAATCTCTCTATCATTACTCCTCACATATATGTCACCATTACTGTCAACATAAGATTCCATCTCCGAAATAGATGGACTCATAATACGATGACTATGACCAGTAACCTCACCATATGCAAGAATATTATCAGACTTCCTCTTCATCCCCTCAACAAAAGGAACACTAACTACCCTAAAGAAAATATCACCCTGCCTAGCCTGAAATGCCATAAATAAACCCCCTATGTCTCCTGAACAGGATTATAATCATCAGAAGACATTCCAAATGTCCAAGAAACTGCCTCCTTACAACTACTCATCGTAGGAGGTACACACAAATAGTAATTCTTGAAACTACCATCTGACTCAGGTGTACTGTTAATCACCTTCAAAAATAAAACAGGACCAGAAAAAATCCCAGATACACTAAACAACTCCATACCACTCAAATTACATCTATCCAACAAAACACTACCACTACTAGAAACTATCCTCTCATGGCCTATTATCTTCACGCCAACATAACGACACTCAGAATTAGGATGACCCAATACATCCCCAACACTCAATAAATCAGGATCACTCACTGCACGATGAAAATTCGCAGGTATCCTTATACCCTCATAGTAATAAAATATACTACCATGGATATCAGCATCTATACCATGCTTCTTCCCATCCTTATACCAAATCACCCTAGTCTTACTTCTCCAAGCAGGACTATCATCAGAATGCAAATTACCCAAATCATTCACCAAACGAACAATACCACCAGATGTAAATGGAAACTCCTTGGACATATAGTCCAATCTAGCTCTCCATGCAGAATATCCAGTGTTTTTCATCACAATTACCCCAACCCACAAACCATTAACCAAAAACAAAATACCACAACAAACCAAATAAGTAAAATCAAACCTTCTGAGCCCCAACAGATTTTTTCTGCAAATACTCAATAGCAATCTTATTCGCAAATCCCTTCAAGCTATCAGGTGTAACAGACTTAGGATTAGAAGATATCTGCTGTATCCTACCCTGAACCAATCCCATAATCTCATTCTTCGCAACAGGACTCAATATCCCAGTCTTATCATCCCACAATGAATCATCTATATCAAAAATTTCCGAATTAGGAACACTACCACGAGAAGAATCAGGAATAGACATAGCCTGCTTTATCAAATTACCAGCATCCTGACGACTCTTTATCAAACTAAAAATCTGACCAGCTAAACCAGCAGCCTGAATAATCGAATCTATTCCCATTAAACCACTAACAGCACCAACAGCAGTCTGACCAACAGCCCTCGCTACCTGACCAGCAGTTCCTATGTTAGATTGCTGCGCTATATTAGCCTCCCTCATAAAAACATAATCGTAAAAAGAAAGATTCATAAAATACCCCCATAACCAAAATTAAAAACAACAAAATATCTATAAAACCAATATTAACAATAATCCAAAATAACAAGATATTACCATATCATCAAAACCACAACAAACCAAATCCATATCATCAAAACACAAAACACAACAAATTTCACCAGTAGAGTACTCTACAACCATTCACATTCACAATTTATCACATTAACATTCACAATTTATTCACAATTTCATAAACCACAATTTCATAAATCACAATTCATCCACAATTCCATATCTCACAATTCATCCACAATTAATCATATACATAAAATAAATTCTTTACAAAAAGACACATAGAAGACAATTATTCGCAAAAACGACCCAAACACCAAATAAAAATAATTGTGAGCTAAAAAGGCCAAAATAAGGCCTCTAAAACCCAAATCAATAAACAAACATTAATCCCAATCATAAAAACAAAACAAATAATCAAATCTGTTCACAATAAGATCAAATCAATAAACACAAAACTTCTATCACAAAAAAAACTAATTAAGAACCAAAATTTCACACAAATACAAAAAATCAATCACAACAAAAAACACAAAAACTAAAAATCAATAAGAAATAAAAATCAAATTAAATAATAAACCAATAATCGTAAATTGTGATCAAATATAAAAGAACACAAAAAACATAAAGATATTCATCAATATCACATAAATCAATCACAATTTACATCAATTTACATCAAAGAATAATCAACAATTAAACAACCTTATAAAAACAATAATCAACAAATATAAAATTCACAATTTACATGATAATAGGACTTTCACAAAAAAACCTTAAATCATAGATTGTATGCAGCAATTCATTTTTTTATAATCCAATTTTATTCTTTTGGTGAGAAAGTAAGAGAAAAAATTGTAATTTTGTGAAGGTTATAAGTTGTTTCTGTGAAAGGCGTGAATTGTATTTTGATGGGTTTGATTGGAAAATAGGTCAAAAATGGGCCTAGCCGCCGCCCCATTTTTTTACCATTTTACATAGTTTTTTTATGATTAAGGATATTATTTGATGATTAATTTGATGTAAAATCCACTTAAAAAGTAGATTTTTGATTTATTTTATGATTTTCTTTTTGTTTTTTTGGATAAATGATCAAATATTGAGTTAATTCTTAAAAAAATGTAAAATAAATCATAAAGAAATGAAAAAAGGCGATGATTATTGTATTTTTTGTTTATTTTTGGTCAAATTGTTGATAAAACTGTGATTTTCTTGGTGATTTTGTTGATTATGTGATTATAATTGCAAAAAATATGTGTTTAGAAGGAGATTGGAGTTGTGTTTTGTAATTTGTTGGTTATTTCTTTGTGATTTCTTTGTGATTTTGAGGTTAAAACACAAAAAAACCTTTATTTTATGATTAATTTGTTTAAGATTAATTTGTTTTATTTTAAGATTAGATTAATCTTAAAGAAATGGTTGATTTTGTGATGTAATCTGGTTTACGCACTTGTACTTTGCTTGAATACTTGTACTTTTTGTTCAATTGATTTTTTACGCACTTGTACTCTGGGTTGTTTTTCTTGTTTTCCATGTATATGAGGTTGGGAAATGTCAAAGAAACTGCTTCGGAGACGGAAGAAGCAAAGCCGATATATGGTTGTTGGCAAGGAGTGGTGAAAAGGAGTGTGAGAGATGCGATTCCAGACAGAACTTTTCAGTTTTGATGGTATGAGTCTTTACTACGACAACAAGTTTGTCGCCAGATTCAAGTATATGAAGAGTAATATGTCAGGATTTCGTAGTTTTCTGATGAAGAACTTCGATGTTGATGAGTATTTTGCCAGATTGGCAGATCATTGTGGTGGAAAAGGCAAAGAATCGCCTTTGGAAATTCTTGAGAGCAAGGGTTTTGTTCTCAATCACATCAAGAAATGGTTGAAGAGGGATGGTTACCAGCCTAATTCAGAAGGATATCGTCTCTGGAGAGAATATCAGAGGCAAAAAATTGCACAAAGTCGATAAATGGAAAGAAACTGCTTCGGATTCGGAAGAAGCAAAGCCGATATATGGGTGTTCGATATTTTAACAATGATCTGAAGTAGAAAAAACTGCTTCGGATTCGGAAGAAGCAAAGCCGATATATGGGTGTGAAGACGATCACAACTTCGTGGTTGTCTTTTTTTTGGTTTTTCATGGAGGGTTTCGCAATGGCTAATGTTGCTAAGAAGGTTTCTAAGAAGGTTGCCAAGGTTGGTCGTCCTAAGAAGTTTACTTCTGAACAGGTTCGTCTTTTCAAGTCTGTTGTTCGTGAGTTTGGTCTTACTGGAGCTATTCCGGTACTTCTAGAGAAGGGTCTGAGCGTTTCAGCACCGACTCTGAGCAAGTACATCTCGACTGGAGCAGGAGGTCGTCCTCCTGTTCGATTGAAGAGGGGTCGTCCTCGTAAGGTCGAGACTAATCAGGTTGTTTCTTCTGTCGAAGAAGTAAAAGTTGAAGCAACTGTTGAAGCAGTTGCCTAATTTTTAACGATAACCCAAAGGAGTATGACATGCCTAAGAAGAAACTGGTTCGTCGGGAGTTTTACATTCAGGAAACTGGTCAGGGTTACGATGTGATGGTAGTGGTTCTTGGTGTTGATGGTTATGAGTATTGTCATGGGCAATTCTTCTGCAAGAAATATGCAGAAGATATCTTGAGTGATCTCAATGAGGCCGAGACTCGTAAGCAGGAAGCTGCTTACGAACTTAACGGTTGATTATTTAGGATTCAAGGGTGGCATAGTTAACTCTATGCCACCCTTTTTCATGCGATTTTTTACCAAAAGGAGTGTGTGATATGAGTCGTAACGAAATGTTTTGCAGGCTTGACGAAGCGGTTATCACCGATGACGGGGATTTCATCCCTAAAAGAACGCCAGTACGGGTTTTGTATTGGAGTACAGAAGCAGAAGGATTGATTCGGGTCGAACCTACAGCCCATATGTATTCTGACTCTTGTGATGATGAATTTCATTCATTTATTGGAACTGGACTGTTAATCGATGTCAAGCCTAGTGCCTTAACTTTTAGTTCTTGTGACAAAGGAGAATGATATGGCAAAGTATGAAGTGATCTTTGAAGAGATTCTGCATCATAAGGTAGAGGTGGAAGGAAATAGCCTAAAAGAGGCGAAGGAGAAAGCGTGCGAAATTGTAATGTACGGTCCTGAGACCGATTATGATACAGAAAGCTTAGGGACACAATTAATTTCGGCTGAAGGCGAAGACGGTGAAGACGGTGAAGACGGTGAAGACGGTGAAGACGGTGAAGACGGCCAAGGTGAAGACGGCCAAGGTGAAGGCGAAGACGGTGCCGATGAAGACGGTGCCGATTAATTCAGTATTAGTAAACTAACAATTTTAAGGGTGGCATAGAGTTAACTCTATGCCACCCTTTTTCATGCGATTAACCCAAAGGAGTGTGTGATATGGCAAAGGATAACGAAATGTTTTGCAGGCTTAAATGGACACATGTGACCGAAGATGGCGATTACATCCCTCAGGGCACACCAGTACGGGTTTTGTATTGGAGTCCAGACACGGACTCAGGATTGCTGCGGGTCGAAGCTACAGCCTATATGTATTGTGAATGTGATGATAATGATGATTTTCGATCATTTATTGGAACTGGAATGCTGATTGATGTTAAGCCTAATGCCTTAACTTTTAGTTCTTTTCACAAAGGAGAATGATATGATCGAGATTAAGAACATTAATCATAATCATGAACTATTGAATGTTGCCGAGGAAATTATTGACAACAATTTCACATCTTGTAACTGTGGCGATGAGTGCAATGGCACTTGTACGCATAGCAAGTTGATGCTGGCCATAGCTAATGCCAAGAGGGACAAGAAACAAAATAAAGCTTCCTTAGAGGAAAGGGTTGAAGCGTTAGAGAAATTATACTTCTTGGTATCAGAGCCTACAGAGGCAAGGGTTGAAGCGATAGAGAAATATATCGTCGAAAAAACTGAGTCTATTTGTAAATTTGGTATGTTAGAACACTCTAAAATTAGCCGGTTGTTCGGTAGTAAATGAAAAATAACCAAAAGTATTGTGTGAATGTGTAACAATTCCGAATTAGAAAAAACTTCTTCGGAATCCAGAGAAGCAAAGCCGATAGTATGGTGTGGAGACAATCACAACTTCGTGGTTGTCTTGTGTTGCAGAAGGGTAGAAGGAGTAATGATATGGCACACACAGAAGAAGATCATTTGTTTGCTCTTTCCGGCGAATTCGCCGTTTCAAGCCACTTGAAACCAATTTTTGCGGGACGAAAAAACACCATTATTGGTTTTGAACTGCCAGATGGTCGTAAAGTTAAACTCATAGTTGGTTTAGAACTGGAAAATGAAGTCAATGGTGATTATGATCACATTACTTCAGCGAAAGGAATGCAGGACTTGGGTTTTGGTTTGATTGATTACCATATGAGTTCTTTTGAGCCAAAAGGAGTATGATTAAATCTTATAATGTTGATTAATATTTCAAGGGTGGCATAGTTAACTCTATGCCACCCTTTTTCATGCGATTTTTTACCCAAAGGAGTTTGTGCTATGATTGATACTTCTTGTTGTGTAAGATACCATCTTAATAAATTAGAGTATCTATCTTACAAAGGACGCTCTTATATTAAATTAGAAAGGGGTAAAATGGTATTCTGGGGTAGTAGTGTCCCGTACTTTGTCATTGAATGGCAACCGGAAAATGGTCCCGGTGCGTACTGGCTCGTTAATGGTGCTGGCGAATCTGCTGTCGCAGCACCAAGTGAATTAACAGAGTACCCAATCAACCAGAAGATTGATGTTGAATGATTGAGGACAGGGTGGCATAGTTAACT